AGTCACAATTACAAGTTCGATCCAATACGCTTCTGGTAGTAATATATTTGGTACAAAGTCTACGGATACACACCAATTCACCGGTAGCGTTTTGATGGCCGATACATTAAATGTGTCCGGTGGAATAACCGGAAGTCTACTCGGTACGTCTTCGTATTCTTCGCTTGCACAAACGGCATCGTATGTAGAACAAGCACAAACGGCATCGTATGTATTAAATTCACCATCCGCATCGTATGCCGTAACAGCGAGTTATTCGGACTATGCCAAAACCGCGTCATACGTCGAAAATGCTCAAACCGCATCTTATGTGTCACTAGCACAAACTGCGTCGTATATAACATTATCTCAAACAGCTTCGTATGTTACACTATCACAAACGGCATCGTATGTTACATTAGCTCAAAGTTCGTCGGTGACAGAATATTCTAAGACTGCATCGTACGTTGCGTTTGTTCAAACGGCATCTTATGTATCGCTCGCACAAACTGCGAGTTATATATTGCAAGCTGTAAGTTCTTCATTCGCAGCCAGTGCATTGACAGCAAGCTATGTTCTACAAGCAATTAGTTCTTCGTTTGCTGCAACCGCGTCTTATATAATTCCAACATCAAATGTGACAGTTGGTCAACTAACAGCTTCGTCAATTCAAGTAACAAACTTAAACGTTGTTACAATTACAAGTTCGATCACTTACGCTTCTGGTAGCAATATATTTGGAACAAAATCCACAGACACGCAGCAATTTACCGGATCCGTGAATATCACCGGTTCGTTGATTGTAAACGGACCAATCATGGGAACGGCTTCATTTGCTACAACGGCAGAAACAGCAAGTTACGTGGTATTATCTCAAACTGCATCATACGTCATATTGGCGCAAACAGCTTCTTATGTGTTGAATGCAAAAACTGCTTCGTATGCAGCATTTGCGTTGTCGTCATCAACTGCAACATCTGCGTCATTCTCGTCCACGGCATCATATGCTGACACTGCGAGCTATGTAATCAATTCGGGAACATCTTCGTTTGCATTAACTTCATCCTTAGCACTTACAGCTTCGTACATTGATTATGCGAATATAGATAACATAACATCAACATCGACGTTCGCAGGTACGGCATCCTATGCCACGTCCGCAAATACGGCTTCTTATGTTGAAAATGCACAAACTGCAAGTTATGTAGTAAACGCGATAAGTTCAAGTTACTCGTCAATTGCATTAACTGCGTCTTATATAGAGTCGGCTGTTTCAGCCTCGTATGCATTAACCGCATCGTCATTGTTGGGAACCGCCCAAAGTGCGTCATATGCTATAAACGCATCAACGGCGTCATTGGCGGATACAGCTTCATTTGCAATTACCGCGTCATTCTTGCTCGGTTCAATTCAAAGTGCATCGTATGCTTTAAACGCATCGACCGCATCTTATGTCGAAAATGCAAAGACGGCATCGTACATATCTTTCAATAATGTATATGACATAACCAACGTAACGCAGTTTGCAGGAACGGCCTCGTATGCATTCAAGGCCGAAAGCGTGTTGACAGGTATCGACATGGACGTTGGGCAAATCACCGCGTCCAGTATTCAAGTAACAAACTTAAACGTTGTTACAATTACAAGCTCTATCGACTATGCTTCTGGAAGCAATATATTCGGCACAAAGTCAACGGATACACATCAATTTACCGGAAGTGTAAGTATAACTGGATCATTGTCCTTGATTGGTACGATATCAACAACAGGGCGAGTCGTAGGTGCCGTTGTAAAAACAACAGATTACACAGTTACCATTCTAGATAACATTGTTGTTTGCAACCACGCAACCACTCCATTCACAATAACGCTCATAGATGCAACAGCAAATACCGGCCGCGAATTTATTATAAAAAATAAAGGTGCTGCTGGTGTAACAATTGATGCAACTTCTCTTGGACTATTGGACGGAGACAATACTTATTTATTGAATCAATACGAATCTATAAAAGTTGTCAGTGACGGAGTAACTTGGAATATACTATAATATGTCATACGAGCGCATTAAATACGGCGGAAAAATATCAGGAAGTCTACAAGTATCAAACGATCTCGTAGTAACTGGGTCTGTGGTTGGTACTGCGTCATATGCAATCGATTCACCATATTCGGCATCCATTGCATCAAGAGCATCTTTATTGGAGATTGTATCTGGATCACACACTACACAACTTGCAGATCTAGAAACAGCGTCTGGGTCGTTTTCTATTAGAGTTACCGATTTGGTATCAGATAGTTCATCATTCTCTACCAGAGTAACAAATCTTGTATCTGACAGTAGTTCTTTCTCTACAAGAGTAACAAATCTAGTTAATGACTCTGGCTCATTCTCCACGAGAATAACCGATCTAGTATCCGACAGTTCGTCATTTTCCGATAGACTAACTAGCTTTACTGGCAGTGTATTTGGAACAGCAAGTTGGGCAATACAAGCATCCACTGCTAGTTATGTCGAAAATGCAATTAGTGCTTCATTTGCGTTGACAGCGAGTTTCGCAATCTTCGCGCAAACGGCTTCATTGGCAAATACAGCAAGTTATTTACTTGGCAATGCTAGTGCGTCGTATATACAATTTAGTCAACCAGCTACCGTAACAACGCAGCAAGCTAGATTGCAATGGGACAGTGGCAGTGGCACACTAGAGTTTGGTCTTGGTGGTGCCGGTGGTGCCATCTCAACGAAGATATCGCAAGATATGTTCTCTATTGTACGCAATGTTGATACTACCACAATTGCAAAGGGTGATGTTGTATATCTATTCGGCGCATCTGGCGACAAGCCAAGTGTTAAAAAAGCAAGTAATTTATCTGATGCTACAAGTGCAAAAACATTTGGCGTTGCACATGAAAGTATTGCTGTAAATCAATTTGGTATAGTTACCACAGTCGGTATAATCAACGCGCTAAATCTTGGAGCATTCACATCTGGTGATATTTTATATCTAGGAACTGCTACAGGTTCACTGACAAATATAAAACCACAGGCTCCACTACATACAGTGTTTGTCGGTGTGGTAGTTCGTGCAAATGCAGGTAATGGTATAATGTATATCAATCCACAAAATGGATATGAACTTGATGAGCTTCATGATGTAAGAATTATTAGTGCAAGTGCCGGTCAAGCACTTGTTTATAGCGGTTCATACTGGATCAATTCCAATGAACTAAATATAACAGGCAGTGTACTTGGTACATCCAGCTGGGCCAACAATGTTAATTATACAGACGTTCGTAACATAAACTCGTCTAGTTCATTTGCTGGAACGGCGTCATACGCAATCACATCTAGTTATTCAACAAAATCGGAAACTTTGCTAAGTGGAGCAAATATAAACGTAGGACAAATCACAGCTTCGGCCATATCAGTAACAACTCTAAATGTTGTAACAATCACCAGTTCGATTGATTATGCCAGCGGTAGTAACATTTTTGGTACAAAATCAACAGACACTCAATTGTTTACTGGCTCTGTTTCTATAACAGGGTCATTAACTGTTAATGGACCAATCACAGGAACTGCTTCATTTGCTACAACATTTGCAGATTCTGCATCTGTTGAATCTAGAGCAACAAATTTAGAAACAGCATCTGGATCGTTCTCTACTAGAGTTACAAATTTGGTGACCGATAGTAGTTCATTCTCAACACGTGTAACAAATCTTGTCAGTGCTTCAGGTTCGTTCTCTACGCGTGTAACAAACCTTGTAACCGACAGCTCGTCGTTCTCAAGCAGACTAACAAACTTTACTGGTAGTGTATTTGGAACAGCAAGTTGGGCAATACAATCTAGAACAGCTAGTTTTGTCTTAAACGCGGTTAGTTCTTCATATGCTCTCACAGCAAGCTATGCGGCAAACGTACCTGCGACATCAAGTTGGAGCATTCAAGCTCAAACGGCATCATATGTTGTAAATGCAATCAGTGCTTCACACGCAGCAACCGCATCACTTGCTAGAACAGCGTCATTCGTTTCAGCACTAAACCAAGCGGTAACGATATCCGGATCGCTAACCGTCACTGGGTCTTTTATATTCAACAGTGATACCGGAAGTCTTTTATTTGATAGCAACGCAGATACGTTTGAAATGACTGGGTCTATGTTGGTAAGCGGATCGCTGTTGGTCACAGGTAGCATAAGCACGACCGGTGGAGTTACGGCGTCGTTGCTAGGAACTGCGTCGTTCGCATCTCAAGCACTTTCCGCCTCGTATGCATTAAGTTCGTCGTTTGCAACGACAGCTTCTTATGCAACGATAGCCGCTTCTATCGTATCAACTTCCAACGTGACCGTCAATCAGTTGACCGCGTCGTCGATTCAAGTAACAAACTTGAATGTGGTCACAATAACCAGCTCAATTATATACGCGTCGGGAAGCAATATCTTCGGTAATAAATCGACAGATACACATAAATTTACTGGCTCGGTAAGTATCACTGGATCGTTGAGTGTGGACGGAACGATCAGTGGAACTGCCTCGTTTGCCTTGACAGCTTCTAATGTAAACTACGAAAATGTGTCTGGTATAACTAATAATAGTACATTTGCGGGAACTTCAAGCCTTGCGTTGACTGCCTCATATTTAATTGGTTCAATTTCAAGCGCGTCGTATGCTGACCAAGCCGCGACGGCCTCATATCTTCTCGGAGAAATTCAAAGCGCGTCATATGCAACAAATGCAGCCACGGCTTCATACGTTGTTTCTTCTTCTTATGCATTGAGCGCGTCATATGCTCTAAGCGCGTCATATGCAAAAACAGCATCGCTGTCTTATTTTACATCAGGATCTGTTCGTACCGGCGATATTACCCTTGCTCCTACGGGTGCAAATAACCCAACAATCACATTTATTGGAATAAATTCCTCAAGTATACAACTTGAAGTTGCTCCAACTGGAACAGTTGTTTTCAATGGAGATGCCGGTTCACTACTCGAAATAGTTGATGAATTGAGCGGTAGCTTGATGAGCGTCAGCGATATATCTGGCTTGCCAATATTTGAGGTATTTAGCGATGATAGAGTTGTAGCCGGTGCATACAACTCAAATGCATTTGTTGTAACAGGCAGTTCCGTTGGTGTTGGAAAAACACCAAACAATGCGTTTGCAATGGACGTTAGCGGTAGTGTAGCATTAACAGGTTCGCTGAATGTATCGGTTGGTATCACAGGGAGTCTATTTGGTACCGCATCAGTTGCTACAAGTATTTCTTCCGGATCTAAGATCAGCGTAGCCGCAATTACCGCGTCGGCAGTTTATGGTTCCGGTAGTAACGTGTTCGGAACAAAAGTCACCGACACGCACAGCGTCACGGGCAGTATGCGTATATCCGGCTCGTTGTTTGTAAACGGCAGTGACGTTGCAAATCTATCCGGAACTGGTTCACTGTTTGGAACGGCTTCGTGGGCGGTCAATGCTATTAACATCGCGTCAAGTTCAAAGATAAGCGTTGCCGCTGTTACATCGTCATTCTTATATGGCTCGGGTAGTAACGTGTTCGGAACAAAGCAAGTCGATTCTCACAGATTCACTGGCAGCATTTACCTTTCCGGTTCTATATTTGTAAACGGGAACGAGTTTGTGAGTGGCACAGGAACCTCAAACACAACAGGATCGCTTTTTGGCACTGCGTCGTATGCAATGTCGTCGTCATATGCATTAGCGGCATCTCACGCGGCAACGGCTGTAACCGCATCTTATGCGTTTGTATCTGGTTCTCAGAATTATATACCGAAGTATGCAACCAACAATACGTTGGGTAATAGCATCATATTCGATAATGGAACAAATGTTGGTATCAACACCGACACACCAAATTACACACTTGAAGTTTCTGGTTCATTTGCTGCAACAAGCAAGTCGTTCTTGATCAAGCATCCTATCAGAGAAGGTAAGAAATTGCAACACGGCGTAGTTGAAGGTCCGGAACACTCCGTGTATGTTCGCGGTAAAACTGATTCTGACACAATCACTCTTCCCGATTATTGGGTAGCGTTGGTACACGAAGATACAATCACTGTTCAATTGACACCAATCGGAACAAATCAAAGTCTAGTTATCAAGAGCGTAAGTCTACAAGAAGTAGTAATAGAAAACAAGAGCAAGACTGCAAAATATATAAATTGCTATTATTATATCCAAGGCGAACGTAAAGACATACCAAAAATCAACGTTGAGTATTAATAAATGTTACAAAATAAAAATTATAACTTATGAGCACACGACGTGGACCAAAAACAGAAACAAACGGACTTATTTTTTGTCTTGACGCTGCCAATACTAAAAGTTACGTCAGTGGGAGTTCAATATGGACTGACATAAGTAAAAACGGAAACAGTGGTTCTTTGGTCAACGCTCCAACATTTGTTAGTTCTAGTATATTAATGGATGGCGTAAACGAATATGTTGATATAACAACTATCGACTTTAGACAAACGTTTACATTAGAATGCTGGGTCAATATGACGACAGTTAATAATTTTTCATTTTTTGGCCAAGGTACACCAAGTAACAGTCTCGGATTGCATATTCAAAACATTGGTACGACCGGTATAAAGTTCGGCATGTTCGGAAACGACACCGACGCTACAACATTAACCACGGCTGCAAATACATGGTACCATTATACTTTTACATACAGTCACAGTAGTCCCTATGGAAAGCAACTTTTCAGAAACGGTCAAAAATTGACAGGTACAGAGCAACAAACTCAAAGTCAATATGCCGGAACAGGTAACTTTAGAATAGGCGCGACATATAGTTCCGGTGGTTCGTATGGTAATGGAAGGTTTGGAATGGTTAAAATGTATAACAGAATTTTGACCAACGCCGAGATTTTACAGAGTTACACCTCGTTTAAGTCAAGGTACCGATTATAATATCATCTATTTCTCGTATATACGAGAAATTTTTAAAATTTCAAATCGACATATGAGCTTGTTAAGATTATAACATTAAAAGAATAAATTTGAACCACAAACCGTTCATTTATTCATGTTATTTATATTTATGTATGATAACTTATGCCAGATATTATAATAATACCAAACAGGGGAACGCTCAATAACCCAGTCATCCAATTTAGTGGAAGCGCTTCTTCGAGCGTGCGATTAGAGGTTTTGCCCGGCGGGCAAGTCTCTTATCTAGGAAAATCTGGATCGTTGTTTAATGTTTCTGATAATCCAAGTGGTAGTATTGTTGCGATGTCAAACAATGCAAATGCTCCGATATTTGAAGTATTCGGCGACAACAAGATTGTTATGGGACAACCCCAAACAAATACTTTGTATGTAACTGGTAGCTCAGTTGGTATCGGTAAAGCTCCCAACACACAATTTAAATTGGATGTATCTGGTAGTATAGCTGTAACTGGATCAATTGATATAGATGGTAGTATAAACGGAAATTTAACCGGTACCGCTTCATACGCATTGACTGCATCATATGCTATGAATGGCGGCGGCGGTGCCGCATTGGTAACTGGGTCAACATATGAAATCACAAGTAGCTGGGCGCTAACCGCATCGTATGTAATGGGTGGCGGTGGTGGAGGAGGCACGACGTTAGTAACTGGGTCAACATATGAAATCACAAGTAGCTGGGCCGCAACAGCGTCGTATCTAGTAGGATCAATTTCAAGTGCATCGTATGCTGAACAAGCTGCAACGGCGGCATATGTTCTCGGTGCAATCGAAAGCGCATCGTATGCAACAAACGCAGCAACTGCTTCTTATTTATCCGGTGCAATCGAAAGCGCATCGTATGCTTTGAAAGCGGGAAGTTTATTGGAAAGAATAAATACAGAACTAAATGAAGTTACCGCATCTGCAATATTTTTTAGCGGAAGTCAATCTGCTATAAGACTAAAAGTCTCTTCTTCGGGTGACGTAACATTTACAGGAAACAGTCATGGTGTATTGTTAAACATATCAGACGCTTTACCAACATCGCTTTGTAAAGTTGAAAATGCGATTGGATTTCCAATATTAGAAGTATTTGCCGATGATAGAGTAAAAATGGGAAGAACCGGAGAAAATACACTTATTGTAACAGGATCCAGAGTCGGTGTAAGAACAAGCAGTCCGGCATATGACTTGGATATAAGTGGATCGGCAAATATATCTGAAAATATTTTTGTTCCGAATGTTTTTGCAACAGCAATAACATCTTCGCTGTATGGTACAAGTAGTTGGGCAAATATTGCAACGAGCATGGCGACGGCTTTTACAGAAGATGCAACATCGTTGACGTTCACAAAAACTCTAAACATCCAACAAACCAACGAGCTGGCAACGATATCTGGTGCAGGTGCATCATCGACAATAAACATCGATATGATTACCGGTTCTTTATATTACTATACTGGGAGTTCAACTTCAAATTTTGCTTTTAATTTCAGAGCAAGTCCAACTCAAACGTTAAGTTCGTTGATGAGTGTAGGAAAATCTTGGACAACGGCAATTGGTATTACCAATGGAGCATCTGCATATTATTCAGTGTCTTGCAGTATTGATGGAACCGTGGTAACTCCAAAATGGGCAAATGGCGTTGTTCCAACTGAAGGAAACCCCAACTCGGTAGACTTTTATACGTTCTCAATAATCAAAACTTCAACTGCACCGGATTATATAATATTAGCATCACAAACGCAATACACATAAAAGGTTTTCATATGGCACATTTTGCAGAAATAAATTCCGATAACATAGTTACCAGAGTGATAGTGGTTGACGCCGAGTCTGAATCAGAAGGTATATACTTTATACAAAACGTGCTTGGTTTGAATGGTCGTTGGCTTCAAACTTCATATAATACTTTAGAGGGAGCGCACCTAAACGATGGAACTCCACTAAGAAAAAATTACGCTGGCGTTGGATATACATACGACGAAATTCGTGATGCGTTTGTACCACCAAAACCATTTAGTTCTTGGAAATTAAATGAAAATACATGCAGTTGGGAACCACCAGTTCCGTATCCACCAGAAAATGGAAAATTCAGATGGGACGATGCATCGTCTCAATGGATAGAAAAAACAGAATAATATAGTATATGCCATTTATATCTGCAAAAGGAATTAGTTCTGTTTCGACACTTGGTGGTATTGGATATTCACAGAAGCCGCCGCGTGTATTTACAGCGACAGGTGGAACAGTTGCATATGACGGAGATTATGTGATACACACATTCACAAGCAGTGGAACTTTCACTGTATTATCTGGGTCCGGTGATATAACTACCATGATGGTTGGCGGTGGTGGTGGTGGTGGATATAATTGCGGCGGTGGTGGCGGCGGCGGCGGCTACATATATCAAAACACGACCGTAACAACTGGGTCTTATTCTGTCGTTATTGGGTCCGGTGGAACAGGGGGGACAATTTCAACAAATGCCGCGAATGGCAATGATAGTACTTTCAACCAATTGACTGCAATTGGGGGTGGTGGTGGAGGTGGATACACAAATTCGACAGGTAGTATTGGTGGATCTGGTGGCGGTGCTAGTGGAACTGGGTTTGGCCCGTATACGCCCGGATCTGGTAGTGGCGCATTAGGATATCGTGGCGGATTTGCTACTTTAGGGGGAACGCCTCCAAGTTTAACATCTACACCAACTCCAACACAAACTTTAACGCAAACGTTGACCAAGACGCCGACTTTGACGCCTTCCAAGACGCCGACAAATACTCCAACTAGAACTGCCACGCTGACTCCGACTCCGACGCTTACAAATACGGTAAGTGCAACACCGACTCTTACCCCAACGACAAGTGTAACATCTACACCGACAAGAACATCTACACCGACAAAAACACCCACACCGACGTTAACTACTACAAGAACTTCAACCGCAACGCCCACTCCAACGGCAACGCTTACCCCCACGCTTACGCCCACTTCGACACTTACGTCAACTCCGACATTAACGCCTACTAAAACGCCAACGACAACACGCACGCCAACGCGAACTGTTACAGTCACTCCGTATGCGACAAAATCCCCAACTCCCACACTGACTGGAACGCCAACATTAACGCCAACATTAACGCCAACATTAACTTCCACTCCAACATTAACGCCAACACAAACAGTAACTGCGACACAAACACTCACCGCTTCCCCGACTCAGACGTTAACAGCGACGCCAACGTTAACACCAACGCTGACTGCGACTCCCACCCTTACACCAACATTAACGTCAACCCCAACGGTGACTCCAACAAACACAGTCACCAGTACATTGACTCCGAGTGTAGATACCCCGTATGGAGGAGTAGTATTCGCAGCAAGTGGAACTTCATATAATTGGACGGTACCGGCAAATATTTATTTTATATCCGTGGTTGCTGTTGGTGCGGGCGGCGGGTTAATTTCAACCACGGCTGGATCAGGGGGCGCGGCGGGTGGCTCATTGGTATATGGAAATAATATAGCAGTTACTCCCGGTGAAGTGTTAACCATAACCGCTGGTGTGGCAGTACAAAATGGTGGCGGTAGCAGCAGTCTCGTAGTTCAAGGGGGGGTGACTATTCTGTCGGCAGGTGGCGGAGGTCGTAGCAACGCATTTGGTGTTAGCGCACCAACTTGGGGTGGAACAAAAGCAACCGACGGCGGAAACGGTGGGGCTGGTGGTGGTGGTGGTGCGTACTACTCGGGACTTGGTGGAACACTTCTTACCACTTCGGGCGGCAGTGGCGGCGCGGGCGGTTATGGCGGTAATGGAGGAAATGGCACTAGCGTGGGTAGTACTACTATTACAGTTGGTGCGTCCGGTACCGCTGGCGGCGGAGCGGGCGGAGCGGGGCAAACCGGCGGTGGTCCAAACTCCGGTGGCGGGGTTGGAATATATGGACAAGGTTCAAACGGTGTTTATCCGGGCGGCGCTGGCAGTGGTGGAAGTGGAGTAACATACGGTGGCGGACGTGGAAATCCTAGCGGCGAAGCTGGCGATGGTGTTGTTCGCATCATTTGGGGAATAGGCAGAGCGTTTCCATCGACAAACGTGAGTATGCCAGAAACACCAACTCCAACCCCAACTCCAACGCAAACTCGAACACCAACCACCACGAGAACTCCCACGTTAACAGTAACATCTACATATAGCCAATTTAGATTTTATATAGGTGCGGGCGGCGGCGGAGCAGGAAGCAATGGTATCGATGCATCATACTCGGCGGCAGGAAACGGCGGTGCGGGTATACTAAATACAATTACTGGTACACCTGCTTATTATGCGGGTGGTGGTGGTGGCGGAGCATGGCCATCAAAATCCGGAGGTTTGGGTGGCATCGGCGGTGGTGGAGCAGGTAATGTTCTTGGTATTGGTGGAGCAGGTACATCTGGAACAGCTAATACCGGCGGCGGTGGCGGAGCAAGTAGTAGTACCGGTGGGATTACCGCAGGAGCGGCGGGCAACGGTGGAAGTGGTATAGTTGTTATTAAATACAGAGCTTCATCCGAATTGCTTGGCAATGACCCATACTTCAATAAAAATATCAGTTTGATTCATGCGAACGGAGATATTCGAGGCAATGGAAATATTCTGGATAGTTCAAATAATTATACACTGTCGGTAAATAACACATCATCATACGGCCTAATTCAAGGCTCCGAAAGCCCATATAGAACCGTGTTGTGGGCACAAAAGTTTAGAAGCGGATCCATCGGAGAGGAATTTGTATACAATGCAACCAGATATCCGGCTGTGAGAGCTATCACAAATGGTTACCATGATTGGACAATGGAATTTTGGTGTTACGCGGCCACGGCCAGCAACCAAGGACCAATCAAAACACTTGATTTTTCTTTTTATCCAGTATCAACAATTATCAACCGCAAAACGTATCTTACGATTTCAAACGGCGCATCAAATGTTTTTCTTACGAATGGTACAATCGAGTCGCCTGTAAACACTTGGAATCACTATGCAATAACACACAACTCTCATTCCGTTGCCGCGCAGAGTTTTGTTAATATATATGTAAATGGCCGATTTGATTCAAGCGCCAGTAGAGCCAATGTATATAGATCTGGTAGCGTCTGGGATGCATCTGATTATTTAGCCATTGGCAGTGAAACTTTTAAAAAATGGGAGGGTTATATCTCAAACTTCAGACTTGTCACCGGAAGCATATTGTATACAGCAAGCTTCACCCCACCACAAAAAACACTACAGCGAATACAAAACACGGCATTTTTGATTGCAGCGGGTGAAGATTTTAGAGACTCGCTTAAAACTGGAAGTCTAACATTAGGCGGCGGCGGCTCGACAAACTTTGCATTTAGTTTGGACAATACCGCGACAAAATTAAAAACCAATTTTTACGGGAATCCGCTGGATGCCCCGACCGCGTCATATTCACCGGTGATTCATGGATCCAGTATTTATTCAGAAAAATCAAATGCATACGTATCGACAAATAACCCATTTTTAGTCGTTGATTCCGGCAGTGCTTTTACAATAGAATTTTGGTTTAATTCAAACTCATTTTTAGACAGTGTGTTTGTTAGCGGATCATCTACAAGTTCGTTGTATATGGCCTACAGAAACGTGGACAATGTGTCCAGCCCAAACTATTATTACTTGGCCGGTACAGGAAGTCGAGCGGATATTTATTTGGATTATAGATTGGGTTCTTCTTCTGGGTCCGTTCCGTTGAAGGTCGGACTATTTTCAATTAAGCCGAACGCATGGCATCATATAGCACTTTCAAGATCTACTTCCAGCTTGTGCACCGTATACATGGACGGTAGTTCGTTGGCCACGTTTACAAACAGTGAACAATTGACTGGTCAGAGTACAATTGGTCCATTTGACGGATATATGTCAGATTTTAGAATAACAAGTGGAGCATATATCCCGTCTGTTCCAACTTCTCCGTTGACGGCGTCATCAGACACGCAGCTGCTAGTGACGGGAAATAATTCTAAAGTATATGATTATGTGGGAATGAACAGTCTAATAACGAGAAATATAGATGTTTCTACTGTGGTTAAAAAGGTCGGATTCGGAAGCTTGTTCTTTAATGGAAGCTCTTCATATGCATACTCAAAAGATTGGCCATCGCACATCACCGCTAGTAAAAATCAAGGTAGTGTGTTTACGATTGAGTCTTGGGTATATCCAGTTTCTATTAGTAAATATACGCCAATATATAGTACAGGAGATTCTGGAAATTCCGGTTTTATTTTTGGGATTGAAACAAACGGAAAATTGAAAATAACAAACAAGAATACTAGTTCCAGTTATGCTAGTACCAGTTCAATATCGGTTGCAACAGGATCATGGACGCATATAGCGGCATCCACATCAGCTACGTCATCAAATTTGACGCTTTTCATAAACGGAACTCCGGTTGGAAAAATTTCTACAGCAAGTATTTTCCCAACGTCCCCTTCGATCAGCGGAAGTTTTGCATCGTTTGGATTGCAAGGCTACGTTGGTCAGAATTCAAATATGATTTGGAAAGCTGGATCAAACGGGTTTACAACTGGGTCGGGTTGGACAGGTGTAACCTACGGAGGAGGATTTTTTGTCGCGGTAGCCAGCAGTGGAACATACAGAGTTATGAATTCTACGGACGGAATTGCTTGGACTTTATTACCCATAATTGCAAGCGAGCAATGGCAATCTGTAACATACGGAAACGGGTTATTTGTGGCAGTTGCTTCGAGTGGAACCAACGCTGTTATGACTTCGAGCGGATCGGTCGATTGGACGTATCGCACGGCATTCACGGGTAGTTGGAATTCTGTCGCGTATGGCAGTGGAAAATTCGTCGCAGTTGGTAATAATTCTAAAACAATTAGCTCGACGGATGGGATTACTTGGATTTCAAGTAGCGCGTATAATAATAATTGGAGAGAAATAACTTATGGCGATGGAAAATTTGTCGCAGTTGGGACCGGTAGTGGTTTGTTCATGACTTCGCCGGATGGCCAAAATTGGACAACTTCTTCCGCACGTAGTGGAAACTTTTGGACCAGTGTGGCATATGGAAATGGACTTTTTGTTGCGGTTTCTGCCGACGGAACCAATCAGATTGCAACCTCCCCCGACGGCATTGATTGGACTTTCCGCGCCTCACCGGTGTATGTCGTTTTTACTGGTATAACATACGGAGGCGGGTTGTTTGTTGCGGTTGGATACAGTGAGTATCCAGTTGGGTATGCACTAAATTCAACAAACAAAACAGTAATTGTATCAAAAGATGGTATAGTTTGGAATGCAATGGTCACACCCGCAGATACTACCTTCCAGAATGTAACGTATGGAAACGGAATTTTTGCGGCGGTGGCGAACGGAGCGCGAGTCGCCTCCAATACCAGAACCATGTATGCTATAGGCGACACAGATTCATATTCGTATTTCCACGGATATATGGACGAATTCCGTTATACCAACGATTTTTGCAGATATATAGGCCCGTTTACACCATATAAACGTCAATTTCAAAATCGCTTATGATCTATATTATAAAATTAATACGCCAACTTAAAGCATAAATCACAGTTTATCTAATAATTATATACATACAAATCGCGCATAATACGCTTATTTTATATTATTTATAATATATGTCAATTACATTAAAGTCACTAAACGTTAGAGGTACTAGCATCGAATCTGCTTCATATTCACAAAAAGCAGATGTTGCTGACAGTGCTGCATATGCAGCAGTTTCTAATACTGCATACACGGCTTCTTATGTTGATTATAGTAATGTAAAAAATTCAACACCGAGTTCTTCGTTTGCCGGTACGTCGTCATATGCATTAAATTCTAGCACGGCTTCTTATGTTGAAATAGCAAATACGGCGTCGTATGTGTTGTTGGCAAAAAGTTCATCGGTTTCTGCATATTCCGATACCGCGTCGTATATATCAATTTCTCAAACAGCTTCGTATGTCAGCTATACGAACATACAAGATATAAATCCAAGCTCTTCGTTTGCTGGTACAGCGTCGTATGCTACCACGGCAAAAACAGCATCTTATATAGCATGGGCAAATGTTGATGAAACTACAGCCGATACATTTCTCGGTACAGCGTCGTATGCAATTAACGCGGAAACTGCTACCAGTGTTGTTTATAGTGGAATAACAGACATATCAAGTTTGTCTATATTTGCAGGTACAGCGTCATTTGCTAACACAGCACTTGCGGCGGTATCTATTCCATACAGCGCAGTTACTGATATTACTACAGCATCGGCGTTTGCAGGAACATCGTCCTATTCAAATATTTCTGCGACGGCGTCATATATTGCGTGGGCAAACATTGCCGAGTCTACAACCGACACGTTTGTTGGTACAGCATCATATGCAAACAATGTGGCGTCTGCCTCGTATGCATTAACCGCATCATATGCGTCTAATGTTCCAGAAACTGCATCATATTCATATACGGCTTCATATGCACTAGAAGCATTGACATCGTCATTTGCATTAAATGTTCCAGAAACTGCATCGTATGCCGTTAGTTCGTCATATTCAGTTTTTGCAAACACAGCTTCTTATACTCTGTTTGCACTTGAAAGCGGATCAACTCAAAACATAACCAGCAGTTGGGCAAACAATGCAGTTACAGCATCATTCTTGCTTGGTACAATAGACAGCGCGTCATATGCATTAAATGCAAAAACAGCATCATATCTACTAGGATCTATCGAAAGTGCGTCATACGCAATACGCATAGGAAAAAAGATAGTAAATTCTATACCGATTATTGCAAGTTCAGACCAAATTACATCACTTGTTGGTATACCATATGAAACCACAGATTTTGGTAGCGAAGTTTATGTTCGTGCAGATTTAACAGACGTGGCATCTTGTAGTTTGTCTCTAACCATAGAAAAGGAAGCCACTGGTCCAACATCTGTTACTTGCAGTTTGTCTGTGCAATATTCAGTTGATGATTCTCTTTGGTATTACCTATCAGCAAATCCAGCAAACTTACCGTCGGTGGCTATGGATTCAGTCGGTTCTAAGCTTGGTGACAGAGTAGCAATAGTATCGGATGCAAAACAAATTGTAACATTAAGATTGGTCACCAATGGCGGCGACGCTTCAAATGATAATTCGGTAACAGTCGGAAATGTTACATTGAACGCGGTATATGATTTATAAAAAATGTTAAAATATGTACAATTCTTGCATCCAATTAGTGGAAGTGAAGCTAGATTAATCAGTATCACAGCTTCATTATCCGGCACAGCATCGTATGCTATATCATCTTCATATGCCGTAAATGCGACGGGATACTGGAGTGCAAGTAAGTTTACTACACCGGCGATAGATCCAGCCGTTGCTGGGTTTGATACCTCCGGTAAACCTGTTTTATATTCATCCGCTCAAAACCAAAGCCGACTAACATATAGTGACGGACAGATTCAATGGATTTTATTTTCTATAATCCCAATAGTATCCAATTTTACACACACTTATAATAGTTATATGTAACAATCCGTATGGACAAACTAAGCATATTTAAAAGCATCATAAGTGGAAGCCGAATGATATTGGTTTCTGCTACAGCTTCATTGTCTGGAACAGCTTCGTATGCAATATCATCGTCTTATGCTATAAATGCAAGTGGATTGTGGTCGTCAAGCAGTTTTACTGCTAGTGCTCAATCGATTGCTGCATTTGATACCAATGGCAAGCCAATATTTTCAACTCCTACCACAAACAATACATACGTTGCTATTCAAGATGGTGCAATTGTATGGATTCCAATCACAACGGCGGGTGGAACAGGTAACTTTGCTACATACGCTGAAATTTTCAGTGATAACGAATATTTGTTTGTTCAGTCAGGTTCAAATTTTGCATTTCCAAGTTCTTCGTTTACTAGCGACGAAGACATGGTTCCTGTGCAAATAGGTGCAAATTTTGCGTTTCCAAGTAGTTCGTTTGCAAGCGATGCTTATTATTCTGATAGTCCGTATCTAGATGTTACGGGGTCAACCGCAATTACTAGGTTTGATTCCGCCCAATTAGAGACCATTGAGATTCAGACCAATATAAGCAGCTCTATGGAATCTAACCAAATAGTAGAAACGTTTGAATATATAGACACTGTTATATCTGTAACATCGTCGTTACTACCGAAATTTACCGCACGGTCTTATACAACCGCGTCCGTATAATATAACAACAATTTTTTATGAGTTTACCAGCATTAGAATGGCGAAAATTACCAGTGAGAGTACTACAAGTTTCTCAATCGGCAAATTCTTTGTTAGACACCATACACGATATGTTGACAGGGTCGGTGTATCATGACAATACGACAAGAATCCCCGGCACTGGTAGTGCTTGGTATGGAGTAACAAAGTTTGTTACAGGATCAAATACAGAAGCTGTTTTTTGTTTTCCTCCAACAAAAACAGAAATGAGCATGTCTGTTATATTTGCTGGTAAAGCAACATCAGGTACATCCACAACGTTTGCTGCTGCAACTGCTAGTAGAGAAAATACAATCGTTGGCGGTTTATTGTATGGAGCATGTGTCAAAGGCGCAGAATCATCATCGTTTTCTCAGTGGACAAGTTATTATCCATTTGGCTCAAGTTCAAATTCTACAGGATATATCAAGATAGGTCCAAGTGCCAGTGTGTTTGGATTATATGATAAATTAACAATCTACGAATCTAAAGAAGCTATTGCACTAACGATGTATGATACGGCATTGCCACTCTCAGGAAGTTATCCATTTTTTGGCGGAGCAATTATAGATCCAGAACAAAGTACACCAACATCGTCTCTTGACGCGGAAGCAGATGGTAGATTATATGGAGTTGCTGGATTGTCCGGTGCTACTGGTATAGGTCCGAGAATGCATCATAATCATGAGGGTGTTGGGAACCCTACCTTTACCAGTTGTTTATTCGAAACCATCACAGCGGATATGGGCGCAGTTTGGGATGGTCCAAAATTCTATATGTTTTTACCAAGCAGTAGATTTACTATGCCATGTGGCGGCGAAAAACTATCAACTCAGTTTACAACTCCTTCAAGCTGGACGGTCGGTCCAAATTATGTTAGACTATCCGGTAAGTTTGTATCGACTCCCGTAAAATGCGCAAAGAAAAGTTACCAAAATTTTACAGAGCCTCAAAATTATGTCGGCAGACTGCGCGATATATCGGTAATAAGAGATGATTTTGACAATCAAGTCATACGCGATGAGTATGTTGGCAAATTCCTTGGATATACAATAGCATCATCACAAACCACTCAAAGCAATGCGATTTTATTAAATTATTCTTAAGATAATACTTTTTTTAATACTCCAACCAAATATATATACTTATGAGCTTACAACCACTAGAATGGAGAAAATTACCAACTCGTACCTTGCAGGTATCGCAGTCGGCCAGCACAATGTTAAATACTATATACGATATGCTAACAGGCTCCGTATATTTCGATGGATCGACCAGAAACATTGGTAGCGGCAGTGCTTGGCGACAAGTTACGAAGTTTGTAACTGGATCAAACACAGAAGCGGTATATTGTTTTCCGCCTGTCTCCACAGAAATGAGCATGTCTGTGATATTTGCCGGTAGACAAACATCTGCACCATCGTCTTCCGCCGCAGCACCAACTGCAAGTTTAGAAACAGTGCCGTTTCCGGGCTTTTTACACGCCACACTTGCCAAAAATGCAGCATCTGCTTCATTCACACAATGGACCAGTGCATTTCCATTTGGCACAGGTTCTTTTTCAACTGGGTATACGCAAATATCTTTGGCAACGAGTTTATACAACGTGACGGATAAAATAACAATCTACGAGTCTAAAGAAGCTATCGCTGTTACTTTTTATAGACCAGCAACTGCTATAACAAACGGCGTTATTGCCGGTGCAATTATTGATCCAGAACAAAGCTTACCAACTTCATCCTTTGACGCAGAAGTCGATGGTAGACTGTATGGACTAGCAAATTGTCCAGCAGCAGGAATATCGACGACCTTTTTTGCTAATAATACTTCATTTTTATCGCAACAAAATACAGTTGCTACCGCACAAAACGGCGATACAGCGAGATTTGTTGTATTCAAACCGGGTGAAAGATTTACAATGGGTGTTACAATAGACAAGCACTCTGTTGGATTGGCACCAAGTATTAGATACACGACAAACTCTGGGAAATTTGTCAATACGGCACTAAAATGCGCAAGATTCGACGATGGTGTTTCCACTTCTTATTTAGGAAGACTTCGCGATATAACCATGATGAAAAATGCACCAACAAATTATGTCATTCGAGACAATAATACCGGTGCAATTGCTGGGTTCACTCTTGGTGCAAACGAAAACGGCGCAAACAACTCCGTATTGTTAAAATACGCTTAATTTATGGCACTATTACCACCAGTTGAATGGAGAAAGTTACCTGTTAGAAACATACAATCCGCGACAATATCTGTCAGCGCTGCATTAGATACAATATATGACATGTTAACTGGATCGGTCTATTACAATGGAGCTGAGAGAGTAGTTGGTAGTGGTAGCGCGTGGAGTGCCTCTGGAAAGTTCGCGACAGGATCAAATACAGAGGCGATTTGGTGTTATCCACCGACGTTGACTAGCATCAGTCAGTCTATCATATTCGCGGGAAAAAATGCCAGTGGACCAGTTAGTACTGCCGTCGCACCAAGCATGCTGAATGATAGTGCGCCTTCGACCACGGTTCCGACTGTTCATATGGCATTTGTAAAAAATGCAACGGGATCATTCACGCAATGGACCAGTCAATTCCCGTTTGGATCAAGTTCTTATTCCACTGGGTTTGTTAGGTCGGCAGCCGCATTGAACGCAAATATGTTTGGGTCTAAATTTGTAATATACGAATCCAAAGAAGCTATAGCGTTTATGCATTATTACACAAGCGTTCCGTGCGTGGTAGCAACGATTGCGGGTGCAATTATAGATCCGGAACAAAGTTTGCCAACTTCATCCTTTGACGCGGAAGCCGATGGCAGACTATACGGACTCGTCGGGTCGTCTATACCACAAAATACTCCAACTCCGGCTGCCGTTACATCTAATTTTTTATCCGCCAATAACTCAGACAGTTCATTTTTGTCATATAGTGCCAATGCACCCGCCGCTACCAGTGCGGTCGGAAAGTTCGGTGTATTTTTACCAAATACAAACACCTTATACGGAATAAGTACAGATAAATTAAGAACCGATGCAATGATTACTTACAGAACTTTGTCTGGAAAATTGGTTACTTCCCCACTAAAATGCTATATCAGTACCGCAGGATCACAAACATTTCCATTTTATATGGGAAGACTGCGCGATATTTCAATTGCAACAAAAGTTCCTTTTGATAATATACTTACAGACTTTGACGGTACGCTGATTGGATATGCTCTTTCCTTCAGCGAGGTTACTTCGGGTGACACTGTAATTTTCAGACATCAATAATAGAATAAACTTTATGAGCTTACCATCACTCCAGTGGAGAAAATTGCCAATAAGAAAGTTTCCGTATACCACAGGTTTATTTACGGCATCTTTCGTTTTGGATACTTTATATGATATGCTCACGGGATCTGTTTATTATGACAACTCGACAAGAATACTCGGTAGTGGCAGCGCATGGAGTGCATCTATAAAATTTACTACTGGTTCAAATACGGAAGCCGTTGTTTGTCGGCCACCATTATATACCGTGATGAGTCAGTCTATTATATTTGGTGCAATAAATCATTTTGGTGCATCAAGCAGTGCAACGCCGGTTATGTGCGCAGATGAAACTTATAGCGCATCGTATATTTACATGGCGTGTGTAAAGGATGCATCCGGACCTTTTACGGAATGGACGAGTCGACATCCGTTTGGATCCGGCTCTTATTCCACTGGATATGGAAAAATTGCTGGGACGGCGCATATGTCGGGAGGGGAAAGAATAACTGTATACGAGTCAAAAGAAGCGATTGCGGTTATGTTCGCAAATCCTGCTACTAATTTTATTGTTCATTGTGGGATCGGTGGGGCCATAATAGACCCAGAACAAAATGCAGACTCTATTGATGCAGAAAATGATGGTAGAATATATGCACTTGCAACTTCTGGGGTCGGGGTTACATCTGGATCTGGGTTAGCGCCACGATTTGTTATTGAGGGCGGATCTGCATCTGGCAGTTTGTTTACACATCGAACCGAGGCAAGTGCCACAACGTTCGGGTATGCTAGATTTGTCGGATTTTATCCACGACAACAAGCAACGATGCGCATCATGTCTCAAAAAACAAATTTTAGTAATATAACCGGACATAATCCATACTTTGTTAGCTATACCACACTCAGCGGAAGATTAATTCAAAATTCTATATTATGCGGAGTATCCGGTAGTGCCAATACAAATTATTATCTGGGTAGATTACGAGATATTAATATTACACGAGCAATCCCATCAAATCAAAATATTAGAGATAGCGAAAACAATATTGCCGGATTTACCTTGGCATACTCAGAAAATACAGTATTAGCCGGTAATACTGCGTTGTTTTCGTATAATTAATATTATTAAATCAATTTAAAATTTTATGGCATTACCACCATTACAATGGAGAAGACTACCGGGCAGAACGGTATCAGGACAAACGACTACTAGCTATTTCTTGGATACTATATATGACATGCTGACCGGATCCTTATATTACGACGGGTCGCCCAGAGTAATAGGGTCCGATAGTGCTTGGAAAAATACAACAAAATTTGTTACTGGTTCAAATACGGAAGCGGTTTATACCTTCCCACCGACTGATACAGAAATGAGTCAATCTATTATTTTTGCTGGTAAAAATTACATCGGTGCGTCTAGTAGCGCCGCCGTTCCTCTTGTAACAAATGGTGATACTCCAGACTTTACTATAACAGGACGTGATATATTGATGACAAGTGTAAAATTAGCAAAGTCTGAATCGTTTACTCAATGGACAAGTTTACATCCATTCGGCTCAAGTTCATATTCCACTGGTTATGTACCGTTGACCAAGTGTTATTCTTTTGAATTTCCTGTAAACTATAACTCAAAAATTATTATATACGAGTCGAAAGAAGCTATGGCGGTAATCGTGTCATTTACGACTGCATATTGTCATGCGGTCGTGGCTGGCGCTATTATTGACCCAGAACAAACATCAACAAGTATAGACGCGGAAGTCGATGGTAGATTGTATGCAATAGCAACGTCTGGCGCAAGCGCGACTGATGGATCGAAAGTTTCAGGATTAAATCCAAATTTCATGTCATTCTCCGCAGATACAGCAGCGGTAAATTCAGGTTCTTTGTTTAGTCACAGCACAACTGCCGCTGGTGCCGCAGCGCATTATCCGAGATTCGTTGGATTTACTCCACAGCAAAACTCTACGTTTACGATCATGGCGGAAAAAACAAACAGTACTACAATAGCTTACCCATCGTTTTCAGAAAAAGTTGTTCAGATTCCGATAAAATGTACCGGAAAAACAAATAATTATTATTTGGGAAGACTTCGTGATATAAACAGTGTAAAACCATTTTTATTAAACCAAGTTATAACGGATGAATCAAATAATACTATCGGATATGCGATTGCAGCAGATGAATATACGCTCCCAGCAACAAACGTGTCAGCGGTATGTCTACCATATAACTAAGATTTTAAATATTTAAAAATTTATGAGCTTGCCCACACTAGAATGGAGAAAATTACCAGTGCGTCACTTAAGTGTAACGGCGTCATTTAGTGCAAACTTTATATTGGAAAATATATACGACGTATTGACTGGGTCGTTGTATCACGATGGTTCTGCCAGAGTAATCAACAGTGGTAGCGCATGGAGTGCATCCGGAAAATTTACAACCGGTTCTAACGTAGAAGCGGTTTATTGTCGCCCACCGATAAACACAATCTTAAGTCAATCTGTTATTTTTTCTGCAAAAAATGCATTGGCTCCTTTCAGTAGTGCAACACCACCGGTTGTAACAAACGAAAGTGCCTATAGCGCATCCGTTCTTCACGTCGCGTGCGTAAAAAATGCATCCGGAGGATTTACACAGTGGACCAGTCAATTCCCGTTTGGATCGAGTTCTTATTCAACTGGGTATGCTAGAGCAACAAATATTTTTACATCGTATACTAGAATGGCCGTTTATGAATCTAAAGAAGTACTATGTATAAATTTTTTAAACACGCAAAGTAATTTATCTCAAGCAATTTTTGCAGGAGCAATCATAGATCCGGAAGAAGCAAATCCTACTTCATCGGCAGATTCAGAAGCCGACGGTCGATTGTATGGAGTAATTAGTAGCGGAGTTTCTACACAAACGCCAACTTCATTCGGCGCTTCGTTTTTATCGGGAACAAATCAATTTCTTACACATGCCTCCAGTTTGAATACAACCACAAGTGGATTTCCTAGATTTGTAACATTCTTTCCGCAAAAAAACTCTATACTCGCCGCGTTTACAAAGAGACCTAATACAACTACATATGGCCCTACATATACAACATTCAGCGGAAAAACTGTTCAAAATCCGATATATGTTTTGAGCGCTCTCCAAATACCATATGATTATTTTGTTGGTAGATTGCGAGATGTCACAATCGTAAAAGGTGCCCCGACAAATCGAATAATGAGAGATAGCTCAAATAATATAAAGGGATTTACATTAGGAGCAAGTGAAGTTTCAGCTACACACGCAGTGCTATTAAATTACACATAATAAATTTATATGAAAATAATAGAAGACCAAATACAAAGTTGCATCAATTCGGTTGGAGAAAACTCCGTTGCGTCTATGGTTATACCAAACTATTGGCTCACCCATGATTTTACAAAACCAGAAAATGTGCAGTTATCGGGACATGACGGCGAAAGCATGGTTGCATACGACGCAGATGGTAATTGTTTAACCATCATGATGTCAGCTAGAATAATCTAACAATTATATAAAAAATAAATGAGTTTACAAGCATTACAGTGGAGAAGATTACCAACTAGAGCAATACCATTTAGTGCAACAATTACATCATCGTATTTGTTGGATACCATACATGATATGCTCACTGGTTCTTCATACTATGATGGAACAGCAAGAACTGCTGGTGTCGATAGTGCTTGGCAACAAGTTACGAAGTTTGTAACTGGATCAAACACAGAAGCGGTATATTGTTTTCCGCCAACAAAAACAATAATGAGTCAATCTATTATTTTTTCTGCAAGAAGTATAACCGGTGCATCCAGCAGCGCAGTGCCACAAGTTATAACAAACGAAGGTGCATATGCAACAGACCTAGTATTTGGTACATGTGTTAAGGGCGCTGACGCCGCTGCATTCACACAATGGACCAGCTTGTTTCCATTTGGTTCCGGTTCTGTTTCTGCAAAGTACGCACAGTGGTTTAGATTAAGTTTGCTTAGTGCCGGATCTAGATTTACGGTATACGAATCAAGAGAAGCATTGGCCGGTGTAGTATATAATCCAGCCGTAAATAGCACAAACATAATTTTATTGGGTTCTATTATAGATCCAGAACAAAGCGTAACATCCGTTGATGCGGAACTCGACGGTAGACTATATGGTGTAGCAACGAGTGGAGTTTCTACAAGTGGAACTTATACAGTTGGGCCTAATTTTTGGACAAACAATGCCGCATTTCTTACTCACGCGACAACGCAAAATGCTGCGAGCGTTTCTCCACCAAGATTTGTTGTTCTAGTTCCACAAACAGGATCAATATTACCAGTTGCCGTAATAAAACCATCAACTCCAATTGTGAATTTTGCATCCACAACAACATACTCCGGAAGATATGTAAGAACAACAATGTATTGTACAAATTCTGGAAGTTTCAATTTTCTTGGAAGCTTGCGAGATATGTCGTGGATAACGGCACTGCCGTCTAATACAGTTATCAAAAATGAATCAAACGGTGTTCTTGGTTATACTGTGGGTTCTTCGGATATTTCGGCGAGTGCCGCATTACTATTAAACTATTCGTAAAAATTTATGAGCTTACCCGCACTAGAATGGAGAAAATTACCAGTACGTATTCCAACGGCGTCGTACTCGTCGAATTATTTGTTAGCTACAATTTACGACATGCTAACAGGCTCTTTGTATATCAACGGCGCGGCCAGAGTAATTGGTAGTGGCAGCGCATGGAGCGCTTCTGGAAGATTTACAACCGGTTCCAACGTAGAAGCAGTATACTGCCGTCCACCTCGCCCGAACACTTTTTTGAGCCAATCTGTTATTTTTTCAACAAAAAGTTCTACCGCGCCCTTTAGCGCAGCAATTCCGCCGGTTGTAACAAATGAAGCTCCGTTCAGTTCATCGGTCGTGCATGTTGCGTGCGTAAAAAATGCAACGGGAGCATTCACACAATGGACCAGCCAATTTCCGTTTGGATCAAGTTCATATTCAACCGGTTACGCTAAAGGTTTTAATGCTGTTTATTATGCGTCGGCGAGCAAAATATCTATTTACGAGTCTAAAGAAGCTATTGCGATATCCATATACAGTCCAATAACCGCGTCGTCGTGTATAATTGCCGGTGCTATTGTAGATCCAGAAACAGAAGGCATAACTTCCTCGTTTGACTCGGAACAAGACGGTCGCTTGTATGGAGTTGCAACGAGTGGATGTGCGTTTGGAACAGCGTCCAATACAGCAACGCCGATATCAACTACTTTCCTAACACCAACCTACAACGCCGCCGTCGCAGGAGCATTTTTGTCTCACGATACAACCACATCTACAAATGCATTGGGATATCCCAAATTTGTGATGTTCACGCCTAGAGGTAATGCATTATATACTTTTGCAAAGGGTGGACTTTCGAATTCTAGTTATTATACATCCGCTTCTCTAACACGGTCGGGTAGTCTAGTGCAAACAGCAATTCCTTGTTACGATTCCATCAATTTAAGATTTGCCGGTAAAATAAGAGATATAACCCCAGTAAGGTCTCAATTTAATAACACGATAGTAAGAAATCCAGCTGGAACTATTATTGGTTATGCTCTTTCTGCAAACGAGACCGTCGCAACAACTCATACCGTACTGTTTAGTCATAGTTAAGTTGAATTTTTGCAGTAGTTGAATAAAAAAACACTATATAAAGTGTTTATGGATTGTTCGTAATATATATGTATATATGGAAATACCAAATAAACCAAATACAATAGCTCCGCAAGAAGGCGTCAAGTTCAACGAAGAAGAAATGAATGAACTCAATTCTATCCGTAAAGCTTATGAACAAATCACATTGGCCCTTGGTCAATATCAGATACAAAGAAAAGAAATAGAAGGCAATGAATTAAAAACATTCGCCGAATTAGGAAAGACTGAAGGAAAGGAACAAGCTTTTCTTCAACAAATACTAGCAAAATACGGCGAGGGTACCGTTAACCAAGACACAGGAGTGTTTACCCCAAAAAAAGCTTAATTATATACGATATAATCCAACAATAATCTAAATATCTACAAATTATATTTTTTGTTATATTTTGATTGTTTTGAATTATTTTGGATCTATTTATATCAAGACTTTCTCGTATCGTCTAAAATTTAACAGGAGAAAAATAACATATGGCACTAGAACAAAATGGCACATTCCAACCAAGCGAAAGAATCGTCAGTCCCGGCGTATTCACTCGTGAAATCGATCAATCGTTCCTCGCTCAAGGAGTAGCAGCTATCGGCGGCGTCGTCGTAGCTCCCTTCCCAAAAGGACCGGGATTTGCACCTACAACGGTAACAAGCGAGGCAGATCTTAACGCAATCTTCGGTGAACCCGACGGAGTCCTTTATGGACCATACACAGCCCAACAATATATCCGTCAGCAAGGTCAAGTGACCGTTTGCCGCGTCGGTGGTTTGGGCGGATATGAACAAGACCAAGCTCTCATAGTTTCGGCTATACCGGGCGCTTATGATAGATTCACAGAATCAGGTTCAATTACTGGTAGCAGCGTTGGATTTACCGTAACAGAAATTTCTGCTGGTAACTTTAACGTACAAGGATCTGTACTAGCTACTTTCTTAAGTGGATACTATGTTGGTTCTACGCAAGTAATCGGAGCAATCAGTGCATCTGTTGACAACGTTACTTATACCGGTTCTGCTCTATTGGGAGGTAGTATTACTGCTTCTCTATCCAACTCATTGTTGCCACACAATCCATCTGATACATTGACACTACAAGCCACCATCACACGTGGTGCAGTTGGTTCATGTGGATACACATACTCATTCGCCGGAAAAGTTACCGGAGATTACGGAAGATTCGATGTTAGTTCTTGGACCGCCGACAGTGTTTCTTCTGAAGACGGTTGTGGAAGTGGCTCTGCTGTTTCCGGTCGTGATGAAGTTGTATTGGCTGTTCTAGCTAACACTGCATATGACCGTGGTCAAAACCTATACGGTTTCAGTGGATCTGTGCTAACAGCAAAAAATGCAACTGTTGTTGGAACCGACTTTAGACTAGCACTAAACGAAACTCACTTCGATCTAGATTTGGGCGTTTATGCATCCGCTTCATATGGCACATACGAATTCTCAATTGACCCAACAAGTACATCATATATCACATCGGTATTCGGTACTGATGCAGAAGCTGGCTTCACCCCAGTCGCATCCGGTCAAAAGATTGAATCTGCTTATAGCTATAAACACTTCGACAACAAAGCTGCTGAAATCGTTGCTGATATGATTGTTTCTGGTAGCTGGAAGATTGAAGTATCTAGCCGTAATGCTATGGTATTCGCTGACGGTGTAACACCAGACCAAGGCGATTCATTGTTTGACCTACGTCAAGCTGAAACACCATTCATCAAATCTCAAAAAGTTGCTCCATTCAGTGGATCGGTTGGTGCTCCAACCGCAGCTTCTTACGATTTGTTTAAGGTTCATACCTTGTCCGATGGTACAAACACAAACACTCAATTCAAAGTTGAAATCTCGAACGTAAAATCTGCCGGATCAATCCCAGGTTCTAAACACGGAACATTCACCTTGTCTCTACGCTCATTCACGGACGCTGACGCAAAGCCAAGTGTCATTGAACGCTACGACAATCTAAACCTAGACGAAACAAGTGCAAACTATATTGCTCGTCGTATCGGCGATGTATTCACATATATCGATAGCAACGGTAAGATTCTTCAATTCGGTGATTACAACAATATCAGTAAATACATCCGCATTGAAATGGCAACATCGCCATGGCCAGTAGATGCAATTCCATTCGGCTTCGGTGCATATGCTGCACCAATCAGTGGCGATTATGCTCGCTTGGGCAAGGTTCCAGTAATGCAATACACCAGTGCTTCGATTTACTCGGCGCAACCCGGTCGTTATGCTTCTGGCGTCGTGTTCCAACCGGCTCCTTCGACAGCTGATGCTGAACTAGCCGCTCTATATCCAAACGGTTCATCCGCCGGTGTTGAACTAGACAACAAACAATACTTCGCCCCAGTTCCATACGGTTCTAGTGTTGGCAACAATGTTGAATTCAGTCTAGAAGATAACTGCGGACTAAGTCCAGTTTACGTTGCTTCTCAAGAAAATACAAACGTTAAGAAACGCCGCTTCATTCTTGGTTTCCAAGGTGGATTCGATGGTCAAAGCCCATCTGTTCCAGTACTAAGTGGCAATGATATCATCCCAACTAACCAACAAGGCTTGAATTGCTCGACGAACGTTTCACGTGGCTCTTACGGATACAGACAAGCAATGGCTGCATTAAGTAACGCCGACGAGTTTGATTTTAATCTAATCACAACTCCCGGTCTAAACTATCAATACAATCCATATCTAATATCATTGGTACTAGAAGTTTGTGAAAACCGTGGCGACGCATTCTATATCTTCGATATCGCTCCAAACCAAACTGCTGGCGCGGCCGCTATCGAAAACGTAGTGTCTATGGCTTCGCAGTTCGATTCAAACTACGGTGCCACATACTATCCTTGGGTCAAGATTGTTGACACAAACTCTAACAGAGTAATTCCAGTTCCTCCTTCGGTTGTTATGATGAGCGTATTCGCCGCTAACGACCAAGTAGCTGCTGAATGGTTTGCTCCTGCCGGTCTAAACCGTGGTGGTATTCCTGCCGCAGTTCAAGTAGTCGACCGCTTGACACACTCGGAACGTGATAGTCTATATGAAGGAAGAGTTAATCCGATTGCCGCATTCCCAGGTCAAGGTATCGTAGCATGGGGCCAAAAGACCCTGCAACGTCAACCTTCCGCATTGGATCGCATCAACGTGCGTCGTCTATTGATCGCGTTGAAGAAGTTCATCGCTTCTTCTTCGAGATACCTAGTATTCGAACAAAACGTTGCATCAACACGCCAACGCTTCTTGAACATTGTAAATCCATACTTGGATGGTGTTCAACAACGCTCAGGTTTGTATGCCTTCAAGGTTGTAATGGATGACAGTAACAATACACCAGATCTAGTTGACCGTAATATTCTATACGGACAAATTTATCTGAAACCAAGCAAGACCGCTGAATTCATCGTTCTCGACTTCTCGGTTCTTCCAACAGGCGCTACCTTCCCAGGAGCCTAATTACTAGCAAGTTAAAACACAAAGCCCACCGTAATCGGTGGGCTTTTTTATTGCTTAAAAGCTTGAGTTTTATTCGAGTGGGTATATATTTATAACTATATGCAAATTTTATTGCAATAATTTAAATGAGAAAAAAAAGACACAAGATTTTCTATGTTTATATACTCGTCAACTCGGCGGACAATGTTCCTTTTTATGTTGGAAAAGGGAATGGAGATAGAATGTTCAGTCACGAGAAATTGGTAAAAAATGGGAAAAAATTAAGAAATAAACACCTTTATTATAAGATAAAAAAAATATTAGACGATGGAAACTTTATTATATATAATAAAATTTTAGAAAGTGTAGACGAATTTTTAATATTGAACGAAGAGGCAAGTCGGATATCAAAAATTGGACGATCTGATTTGGGATTGGGTCCATTGTGTAATTTGACGGACGGTGGTGAAGGTGTATCCGGTTTAATCTGTACAGACAGTACAAAAAAAATTAGGAGTCAACGTATGCTCGGTAATAAAAATCCAATGTTTGGGAAATTACACAGTCAAAATTCTAAAAAAATTATATCACAAAAGAAAATTGCACGCGATAAAAAATTTGTTTATTTACACACCGATCAGCATAAAGAAAAATTAAAAAACTTAAACTCGGGTGGAATGAAAACTTCAAAGTCTATTTATCAAATTGACACGGACGGAAACATCGTGGCAACGTGGAAATCGGCAAGAGATGCTGCAAAAAAATTAAATATGAATCACGGAAATATATCGGGGTGTGCAACCATAAATAAAAAATGGAAATCGGGAGGATTCTTTTGGCGATTGACCACCGACTTGGATATGGTAAATAAAAAATTAATTTTAAAAAAACAAACATGAGTATATTATTAAAAGAATTGTTACGAGAAGCCGTTGAGGATTCCGTTGAAGGTGCGCCGCTAAAAATACAATGCTACGTGGACATGGATGGAGTTTTAACCGACATGAACAAAGGATTCAAAAAAATATCCGGTGGCTTTACTCCAGAAGATTTGCATACATCCCCAGAACTAAAAGGCGATAAAAAAGCAGCAAAGAAAAAGTTTTGGCAATTGATCAACAACACACCCAACTTTTGGTTGAACCTAGAACCTATGCCAGACTCAAAAGTCTTATGGGATTTTGTAAAAGATAATTTCAAAACTCCACCGGCAGTTATTTTAAGTGCTGGTCAAGGTGCAGACATCGCACAACAAAAAACCGCTTGGATACGCAAGCATATTGATCCAACTGTTAAAGTAATAATTGCATCTGCCGGAGAAAAGAAACCAGAATATATTCTTCCATCAAAGGGAAGAGTCACACATGTGTTGGTTGACGACATGGAAAGAAATATAACGGTGTGGGACAACCAAGCATTGCATCGCATTGGTATATTGCACACGAGCGCGGCAAGTAGTATTAATCAATTAAAGGCATTTTTACCAGACGTGTAAAATTAAATATGAACTATCCATTATATAACGAAACTCTTTGTCCCAAAGTATGGGACATTAATGAAGATGGTCCGAGAATCAAACAAGATGTTCGCGCCGGTCTATTGAAGGTTGCATTAGATTTTGTTAAAGAATTGAAGGTAGAGAAGCAGATCAACATAAAAGCAGAAGACGTTGTTATGATTGGATCAATAACCAACTATAATTGGACCATATATTCAGACATAGACTTGCACATTAAAACAGACTACTCAAAACTTGATATGTCCAAAGAAGATGCACAAACAATGTTTGACGCTATAAAGACAGCGTGGAACTTGAAACACGATATAACCGTAAAAGGACATGACGTTGAGCTATATGTTCAGGACATACAACATGTTGCTGTTTCTTCATCTGAATATTCTGTGTTAAAGAATGAATGGTTGAAAGAACCGATCAAGCAAAAGTTAAATTTAAACAAAGAGCTTATCAAAAAGAAATATAAAGAGTTTCACAAGAAAATCAACACCTTGGTAAATTCTAGCGACGATGTCGGTTTAAAGAAATTGTTACAGAAACTGTATAAATACAGACAAGCAGGACTTGATTCAAATGGTGAGTTGTCTGAAGAAAACATTGTTTTTAAAATTTTAAGATATGCCGGTAGTTTAGATAAACTCAAGGACAATATCGACAAGATATATGACAAGAAGGTCAGTGTAAAAGAAAATGTATTGGATGAAGGGGCTGGTAATATTGCATATACTGTTTTTATAAACGCGGTAAACTCATTTCAACGCCCAGATAGAAATGGAAATACAATGACAATGCATGTAACTCCATCACCCGCCCAAATGAAATTTCTCAAAGGACAATCTGGCAGTTTCATGAGCGGTAGATCTAAAGTTTACTTCATTGAGGATCCACGCGAACATAACAAGATAAAATTTACTTGGGGCTTTTGACAAAATGAATACATTTGAAGATACACTTTTAAAACACAAAAAACTATTGTTTGAACATTTTAATTTAAATGAATCAGAGAACATGGTTTCCGAGGTTGATAAACTAATAAACCATTTAAAGAATAAAAATAAAGTGTTATTTGTCACAACTAGCAACCGTTGGGTTGGAGATAAACAAAAAGCAAAAAGTACAATTTTAGCTGAATATATCTCAGAACAATTAGGCAATACCACAGTAATAGACGCCAGTAAATTAAAAATATACGACTGTGAAGGTAATGTAAGTAAACACGAAGGAAATAACTGTGGAGTAAAGGCTTCTAAATTAAAAGACGATGCGAAAAATCCAACTGGAAATCATAGATGTTGGTGTAGCTTTAATAATAAAGACGACGAGTTGTGGGAAATAACCAAACCTTTATTTGAAGCAGATGCAATTGTATTTTTTGTTAGTACTCGTTGGGGACAAACCAATGGAATTTATCAAAAATTGATTGAACGCTTGGCTTGGTTGGAAAATCGTCATAGCACTCTTAAAGAAGACAACATCATAGCAGATAAAGAAGCAGGATTAGTTGTAATTGGACAAAATTGGAACGGGTCTTCGGTTGTTGACATTCAAAAACAAGTATTGAAATTTTTTGGATTCAAAGTACCCGACGTATTAAGTTTAAACTGGCAATATCTAAAAGATCCAAAAGACGAAACGGCTGAAAGCTATAAAGCCGCTCCAAAACAATTTGAAAAAGACTTTGGTGTTAAGATAAAAGATTAGTACGATTTGCTTGACATTTTATAATTGTTGGTCAATCTTGCTATCGTATGGCTAAATACGACATAAGCAAAACAAGCAAGCTTAAATTTGCACGGTTTGGTGGATTAAGTTCTGTTAACCAACGTGGTTACAAGTGTATTCCGGAAACCTTTCATTCTCCACCATCAACACGTGGATTTTATTGCTTTGTGTGGCCACATTACGAAATGTTTTTACTTGGAGCAGATTGCACAAAAAATCCAAAAGTAACCGGTGCAAAGTTTATGTATGTGCGCGACAATAAAAATAATATTATTACCGACTTACATCCTGAATATGAGTCTGTTTATTGTGACAGAAATAAATTCTGGTCAATAGAATCCAGTGAATATAACGAGTTTTTAAAGGAAAACGAGAATCTTGATTGTGACGAGTTTGACGCTAAATGGAAATTGTTAAACCTACCTAAATTTATTTTGGTAACAAAACCATCTCCACGGATTTTTACATATGACGGAGAACTATGGCATCATTTAGGTGAACACTTAAAACAACATCAAATACTAGCCACCAAAGGAGAATGGTGCAAATCAACTGTTCAAGATTATCGCACAGCTTTAGAAAAAGAAATGCACGAAAGCAGGAAATTCACAATGTCTCATATGTTTGACAAAAACAACAAAAATGTTATGTCTCAAAAATCAGCGTTTCGTTTTAGTTCAAAAGACGAACTGGAATGTTTTATTGAGAAACTTTAAATTACTCTTTCCATTCCCCAATTCGTTTTAGTTCTTTTTCAACAAGGAACCAATCGCCACCGAGACCGTCGAAGCCAAATTTATCATCTAGTCCTATGTTCATATAAAACTTGTGCCCAAAGTCACATAGCTTATCATCAGGACATTCCGGATTACAGTTTACATACTTGAAATATACTCTTTGTTTTTCCAATTGGTCTAGTATATCTTTTATATGAGCAACATGTGAACTAGTCCAAAGAATAAGTACAATATCTTTTCTTTTACTCAAGTTCCGTAGAACATTTATTGCGTTCGGTAGATACTTCACATCTTCGGTTTTCGACGAGTATTTTCCCTGAATAATAGTATCATGTAAATCCACACAAATAAAAAGCTTCTCCCACTTTTTAGTAGTTTTATCACTAAATGCTCTTTCGATGTTGAATATGTTCATAAACCTATCAGTTTATTATCCCGTCGACTACTTTTGCACACATATCTTGCCATTCAGCAACGTCGCTAATATCAGGCCCAAACTTCGCGTCATATGACAATGGAACTCTAGACTCATATATCATATTGTCATTATTCTTTGAATCAAATATGAAAAGGTTTGCTTGGCGAGTACCAGTGCGTTGAACTTCACACTTAAATCGGCGGTCAAGGATTGCCACCCAAATCAAGGAGGAATCACCCCTACTATCAGTTTCGTTTATTTCGATATTATAAGTTGCAAGCGGTTTTTTCATAATTTTTTATTGTTGTATATCCATTTAGAATGTCCACAGTCCCAGATTCTGTCAAAGTTATTCATTTTCATATTCTCCCACTCAGAAATGGATTTGTCAAATGATAATAACTTTCTTTCTAATTTTCCTTTTTGCCAATTTATGCGGCTTTGAAGAGTATCGTAGCTGTCGATGATATAATGATAGTTAGGTGGGGTGTTTGAGTGAAAATTGAACCCTAGCTTAATATAAGTCTCACCCGAGAAGTATCGGCGGTCGCTGTATGCAGATACCGTGATAGGACTGTGACTATTCACAAACCATTGAAATAACTTAGTCATACCTTCTTCAATTTGATACCCAAGTTTGGTGCAGTTTCTTGATATTTCCCAATGAATGTCTTTTTTAAACTTGGACTTGGAAAACGTCATTACTTGAATTAATAATTTCTTATAATAAAGACCCAGTCTAACTTCCGAGTTATCGTTACTATCCAAATGATTCTCTTTTAAGAACTCCGATTTAATTTCCGGAGATATCTCTTTGATTTCACATTCATCCGCGTTTATATGTCGAGTGTTAATTAGCAGAATCTTTTTTAAAATAGATTTTACTATTTCTTTTTGATGGTTCCATTCACTTTCAAATATGTGGATTAACCGTATTCCTTTTGTTAAACACATTTTAGTTTTATTCAAATGGTAGTTTTTATTTTTTGATCCTGATACTTCCGAGTGCCAATATACTCCATTAGTTTCTATAGCTATATTCTTATTTGGTATGTATATGTCTATCTCAAGCGGAGACAAGATCGCTCTATTATTTGATACAATCGCTTCACTTGGCAGTATTTCTTTTATAAAATCTTCCACTTCGCTTTGAAATGTGGACATGCTTTTGTCACAAACTGGGCATCTTAAATACTGTCTGGTGAGATCATATTCATTTTCACCACTACATCTTATACATTTAAATTTATACGGGCGATTATATTTTACGGTTACACCGTCATACTCAGTCAAATCAAAAAGAGGCGTGAAGTTTTTGAATTTGTCAGAATCACAGAATTTTTTAAACATAGAGAGTTTGTGTGTATGCTTAAACGTTAAACTTTTGCCACCAAATTTAACATCATTTGACTGTGATGCATGTGCCACGCCATACTTCTTCAAACACGTTTCTCTGTATTGTTTTTTATATTCTTCAGTTTTTCTGTAATTGTCTACTCCGTATTTTTCCAAACAAGTCGATTTTATTTTTTCGACGTTATTATAGTTTGGATTTCCATATTTCTCAAGTTTGGTTTCTCGTACTTGATTAACAAAGTTGTCGGTCTTGCTGTAGTGGCTTACTCCATATACATCGGTTAAAGTTTGTTTTAACTTTTCTTTAGTACCGGCATTTGTTGACATCGGATGACCACCGTATTTATAATCAAATGTATTTTTGACACCGGCTCTATTTTTTTCTTTTACTTCTTGTGAAGACGCCGCACAACGTTTACAGCAATATGTTTTTGGTTTCCAACTCTTGCAGATGAATTGTTTTTTGCACGTTGGGCAAATTTTATTTAAAATACTCGATGGATTTGTGAGTCTTGCCATATTATATACTTTTAGTTTATATAAGGATAAATAGTAAAATAGTTATTAAATATTATATGATTTCTTGATTGTAATGTTTATTTATCTATTGTCAAGGTAAAATAACAACTAATCATTTAAAATATTATGGCAGAACTACTAGCATCAAACGAAATCTTCTTTACGGCCTTCGAACCAAAGGTGGCTAACCGCTTCATCATGGGTATCGACGGTATCCCAGCTTATTTAATTAAAGCCGTGGGTCGTCCTCAAATCAACAACAATCCAATCACACTAGACCACATCAACTTGAAACGTAAGTTGAAGGGTAAATCTGAATGGCAAGACATTGAAGTGACTCTATACGACCCAATCGTTCCATCCGCAGCTCAAGCTGTTATGGAATGGGTACGTCTAGGTCACGAGTCTGTTACTGGTCGTAACGGATATGCAGACTTCTATAAGAAGACTCTAACCATCGACGTTCTTGGTCCAGTGGGCGATAAAGTTGAAAAGTGGTCTATTTACGGCGCTTTCCCATCATCGGTTAATTTCAACACCACAGCTCTTGATTGGAGTAACGGTGGCGACCCACTAATGGTTAGCATCACCATCGCAATGGACTATTGCGTATTGGAATACTAAGATATATTCTTTTTTATATACAATCCCCTTCGTTTTGAGGGGGATTTTTTTTGCACTTATACTTTTTTTACATAGGGAGTTATATTTATATACACATCGCAAACTATGACTAAATCCGAACTTAAACTTTTGATCCGTGAGGCTGTTGAAGAAGTAACTAAAATGGAAAATCCGTGTTGGAAAGGCTACACAGCATACGGCACAAAGAAAAAGAATGGGAAAGAAGTACCAAACTGTGTACCAGTCAACGAGGAGGAAGATTTGGAAGAATACTACGAATCACCAAAATGGGACATGATTCCAGAGGGCGATGAGCATACATGTGAAGGCAATGAATTCTATGAAATGTATGGAGATTTTAATGCAGATGCTAAGATTGAAGAGGCAGAATATCGTGGTCGTAAAGTTAAACTTGGCGTTCCTATGAAGGGCGATGTAAAAAAATCGAAAGTTTTTGTTAAGAATCCAAAAACCGGAAAAGTAAAGAAAGTCAATTTTGGTGATCCAAATATGAGAATCAAAAAGAGCAATCCAAAGCGCCGCAAGAGTTTCAGGGCAAGACATAAATGTTCTTCTGCGAAAGATAGAACATCTGCGAGATATTGGAGTTGTAGAAAATGGTGAGTCATGAGTAAGCACCACAAATTAGCAAATGTTAATTATAGAGCTTTGTATGAGGCTCATAAATGCGCTATTCCAGATGGCTATCATATCCATCATGTTGACGGAAATCCATACAACAATGATATACATAACCTTATTGCGGTGTCGGCGGAGGAACATGCAAAAATACATAATCACGACGGGATCAAATGGGCGTCCATCGGAGGAAAACTTGGAGGACAAAAATCCAAAAAAGAAAAACTTGGATTTTGCGGGTGGACGTTCGAACAAAGGTCTGTGGCAAGTAAGGGAAGAACTCATTCCGAATTGACCAAATTGAAGACATCAAAAACTCTCAAAATGAAACTTAATAGTGGAGAAATAAAGCACTGGACTGAAATGTATGATTCAGATACCGTGAGTAAGAAGATATCTGCTGGAGATCCAGGAAAATCAAGACGAGGAAAACCATCGTGGAACAAAGGAATTAAAATGACACTATCGGATCCAGAATTAGCTCGTTCAAAAAAATCCCAAGCAGCGATAAAAAGACAAAAGTATCCTTGTCCAAATTGCGGTAAATGCTTGGATAAAGGAAATTTAACAAAACACTCAAATAAATGTAAAACATTATGAATAAATCGGAATTAAAGAATCTTATCAACGAAGCTATTGGTGAAGCTATGACGGAAGCTGCCCCACCAAAGTTTCCTCGTGCGTTAGAAAAGCAGCTGTTGTCTAAATACAAAAAAAATCCAGCCAGAGCATATGCCACAATGTGGACTATTCATAATAAAAAGAATGAGGGCGACCAAAGAATCAGTGAAATGTGGATGGCCTATGAAGAGAAAGGTAAGAATGAAGATTATGATCCAGATGCGGAAGAGCGCATGAAATATAACGATAAGATAAGTTCGCATAACAAAAAAGACAAATCTCGTCACGAATGTCCAACATGTAATACACCAGATGCATTAAGTTCTTGGGAAAAGAAAAAGGGGTATCAATGCTCTGCTTGCGCTGACCGCGAAGAAGGTTTATATGAATCTACAGAAGAAGCCCCTTTGTATGTTGAATATATAAGCCAAATGAGAGACGAAGAACCGTTTATGATGAGTGGTCAAAAATTTGAATTTGTTAACGCAAAATATCCAAACGGAAAGAAGGACATTGGTGTTTATGCATTTTCCGGAGACGTTACGTATGCATATGATGCATTTAGAAAAATGTATAATATCAAAGAAAATCATGACGAAGCCGACATGAGTAATCCGGAAGAAAAACAAGAAGTTGGTATTGCGAAGAAGATGAAAAAACACATCGATGCGTTTTTGAAAATGCACGGTCAACTAGACGAAGTTGGCGGCGAAATTGACATGAATGATCCTAATGAAAAAAAAGAAGTTGATCATGCAACCGAAATAAAGAAACTTGCTATTCAATTGCTAAAAATGCACGGTAAGTAAAATAAAATCAAAAACATTTAATTTGTCTTGACATACTCCGACGCACCTGTGTATAATTAAGAATGTCTTAATATATATATTATATATAAATTTCAACTAAATTAAAAAAACAAAAAATAAAATATGAATAAAGAAGAGTTGAAAGAATTTATAAAAGAAATGGTAAAAAGAAAGTTAAAAGAGGCAACGTTGGGAGCAACAGACGCTCCATTACAATCAAACGTACCACAGGACGAGAAAAAGTCGGCGGACGACTCTTCGAATATGTCGGACTCAGATAAAGTTAAGATGGCCAACTTGAAAAAGCAACAAGATAAATTGAATAATGACAATCAGAAGATCGATGGTGCTATTCAAAAATTAAAAGCTCCTGTTATGCGAAAGACCCAAGACCTAGAGCAACAAAAAGCCAAGGTCCAACAAAACTCAGCAAAGATTGCTAAAGAAATCGAATCGTTGCAAAAAAAATACGCAAAGTGATTATGAAAAAATCGGAATTAAAAAAACTAATAGGAGAAGTAATTCGTCGTAAGATAACCGAATCTAAGGGACAAGATATTGCGAGTAAGTTAAATGATATTATTCAAGGTGAAAATGTAAAAGAAGTAAAAATTCTTACTCATTATGGATCTCATGATTTAGAAATCATCGAAGTATACAGTAACAATGGTATTTTGTATATGACAGTTAATGCAGATCCAGCTCAACCCAATCAATAAATTTATAATTATGAAAAAATCAGAACTAAAACAACTAATTAAAGTGATCGTACAAGAAGCTGTTGTCGTTAGACAACAAAAACTAGAAGAGTCAAAAGGCTTGTCTGGATTTAAAAAGACATCCGATTCTGTAGAACACACAGAAAAAATTGCGACCGATAAAAATCTCACGTCAAATTCCGAGCCAAAAGAAAAACAAGAAGGTAAGAAACTGCCAGTTGTAAAAAAACCAGCAACGCCTAGCGTAATGAAAGAAGATATTGTTGCTATGATACGTGAAGAACTAGAGAAACATCGCACAGATGAAATGTCAAGAACCCCAGCCAGTATCAGAGACGGTGTTGCATACGGTATCGGAAATAAATTCAAAGTCGAAGATACAAACTCACCAACCGGATGGTCAATAAAAGGACACCCAAATTCAGAGCTGTATCCAGACGGAATGCCAACCGAAGCGCCAAAAGGACCATATGTTCCAAAAGGTATTCAGGGAATGGGTCGTCCAAAGAAAGATGCAGCGGCACCATCGACGATACCATCGGCGGCACCATCAACGAACGTGGGTGCCGACGACAGTGAGGATGCCAGTGAAGACGACGCCGAAGACGACGGTGATGATCAACCAATGACATCCGCTAAACCGAATTCTAAAGTCATTGTAAAATTAAACGGTAAAAAAATTGGAAATTTTGATTTCCGTTTACCGTCTGGTAAGATCAGTAACGACAAGATGGAAAAGAATCTTTATAGAATCGAAGATCTAGCAAATTATAATTTAACTCCGTCTGTTTCAGCTAAGTATCAAGAATTAGAGGAATTGTTCTATGACGATAAACTACTTCAAGGCTCAACACTTGATTTAGTAGTTGATAAATCCAAACTCGGAGAACCGTCGGTGGTTGCGAAATAATATGAAAATACCGAGCGCAATATTAATTGTTATATAGTCATGCGAGTATATGCACTAATATTTATATTGGTATTCTTAACCGGTTGTTCTATAATACCAGGTCTAAAAATGCCTGAGGCATGGAAAAGTTTGGGAAGTACTCCAGACAAAGCAATTGTTGGGGGTCAAGCAACCAATGAAGCTTTGGGTCAAATAGCCGATTCAGATAAAAAATTACAAGAAGCTAAACTTAAGATGGAGCAAGAGTATGACGAATTCCGCAAAGAGTTAGAAGAAACATATAAAAAGAGAGAACAAGTGGACTTTGCAAACTTTGCCGAAATAAGCAAAGTTAACTATGGTATCTATTACGTTACAGATAATAATAAAAAAGATACAGATTTAGACTTTCTTATTGCTCATTTACGAGCTAAAGAAAATATGGCTCGTTTGGATCAACTGCCCGAAGATACAAGACTTAATATAAGAGCAGAAGTCGACTTAGATAGAAAAAAAGCTGTTGAAGAGTTACTTAAAAAATATGAAGAAAAAGTTAGAGAAGGTTTGCTTGCTGCGGCTGCTTACGAAAGCGCAACTAGATTAATCGAAGAAAAAGAAGAAGAAAAACGTAAGTTGAGAGAAGAAAACAAAGTCACAATACAACGTTTAGAAGCTGCAAGACAAGTTGAAATAGAACGCATTCAAAAAGAAACCGAAGCTAAGATTGCTTCAGCTAAAGAAGAACAACGTATGGAAATGCTACGCTGGATAGTAAAAGCCTTAGCAATTGTGGGTATACTACAATTAGTGGGTGGTTTACTTTTAAAGAGTCCCACTTTTATTATTGCTGGGGTTTTTACTCTAGGGATGGCTTATATAGCAGTGATGGTACCGTTCTGGATAGTAGCAGTATCAATGGGAGTTATTATAATTGCAATGGTTATAGTTAACCCTAGGACGGGTAAGTGTGATATACTAAAACGACCAGCCACGCCGTCTGCGTCGTGGTAGACAATTCATGCACCGCCGTCAGCGTTCCTATGTGGATTATAGGCGTTTCGGCGGTAGTTTCGTTGATAGCATCGGTACTTATACCAAAGCTTGGTAGAAAGAAAAACTTGACCGAAAATAAAAATAGTAAATAAACTTTTTATATATATGAAAAACTTATTGTAATTCATATATATGATAAAGTAAACGTTATAATAATATGGAATCAAATATACCCGTCGCTAAAAATAACGCAGCACCAAAACCGGTGGCTGCTCAATCAGAATCAACAAAATCAACTTTACCAACAATCACGGTAAAGTTGCCGTCCAAGGGATTGTTCTATCCAGAAAACAGCCCATTGTCCAGCGGAACGATTGAAATATATCAAGTCACCGCCAAGCACGAAGATATTCTTAGCAACGCCAACTTGCTGAAGAAAGGAACTGTTCTTGATGAATTCTTGAAAGCGTTGATCGCTACTCCAAATGTTACAATAAACGACCTTTTAATTGGTGACAAAAACTCGTTATTTATTGCAGCCAGAAAGAGTGCATATGGCGAAATTTATACCACAAAGGTAAAATGCACAGAATGTGGCGTTGAATCTTTGGTTGATATTAATCTAGACAACGTTGTTGAAAAAGACATCGATACTTCCAAGTTAACAAAGGGAGATAACAGATTTGCATTTACGCTGCCAACATCAGGTAAGTCCATTACGTTCGGTTTGCTTACTCACAAAGATGAATCAGAAATCGAGCAAGAATTAAAAGCGCTGGCCAAGCTGGGAGCAAATGCCGCATCTCCAGAAATCACAACTAGACTTAAATACACAATTAAGTCTATTGAAGGTGACTCTGATAGATCCAAAGTCAAAAACTTCGTTGATACTCAATTAACCGCAAAAGATAGTTTGGCATTACGCAGATTTATCAGAGAAAGTACACCCGATTTGGATATGACATTTGAATTTACATGCCCAGCATGTGGACATCAAGCTAAAGTATCTATTCCACTTGGTGCAAACTTCTTCTGGCCAAACATCACTGATTGATAGCTGTGTGTGAGTTTAAACTATGAGATAATAGAGTTGGCATCTGAGGGATATTTCTATCCCAAAGAGCATATATTATCTTCTGGTAAGGTCAGTATATACCCAATCACAGCAAAGCAAGAAGAATTGCTATCCAATTCAAACTTTGCTAAACGAGGAATCCTTGATAAAGAATTTCTGAACGAAGTTGTGGTGGGTGGTATTGATTATGACACGCTGTTGAAGTGCGACCGTGATTCTATATTATTGAATTTACGAATTGCAAACTACGGTGCAGTCGCTAAAACAAAATACAAATGCGAGTCGTGCGAACAAGAACACGAGGGTGACATTTCTTTTGCATTTAGATCTGTTCAGTTTGATTTTTCTAGATGCGAGAAAGGCGTGAATAAGCTATCATATACATTTCCTAGATGCAAACGAACTGTATATTTCAAACTGCCAACTTGTGCAGAGCATAAGATATATGATGAATATAGTTGGTTAACATTTATAAAATGCATGACATTGAGTATCGACGGTGTCGAAAAAGATGGTATAGAAGATTTTTATGATCAACAATTAGGCGCGGTGGATAGTAATTCTTTCAGGTCTTATTATAATAAGAGCATACCTGGATATATAAATGAAATATCTTTCACATGCCCATCATGTTCTGTTTCCAAGAAGTCGCGGATAGAAATAAATCCGGACATATTTGGTATAAACTCAGAAAGCAAAATGAACATACACTCTGAGATATTTGACCTTTGTTATTATAGTAATGGCGCATTTACTCAAGACGGTGTGTATAAAATGCCAACAATGCTGCGTGCGTTTTACATAAAAAAACTAGTAGAAGCCAAGAAAGCCGAGGCAGAAGCCAATAAGAGTGCATCTAAAGGCGGTGGCTCTAATAAAATATCCAAGCCACCAACGGTCAAAAAGTGATCAATTATAATATTTATATGTAAGTATTTATATATAAATGGCAAAGGACGATCCAACCAAAGATTTAGCCGACGGCTTCGACGATGTTAAAAAATCAGTCGAAGAAGCAAAATCGCGAGTAAAAGACTTCCATGAATCGTTGACGGATATATTCGATATATCGAAGCAGATAACAAATCAATACGATATTACCAAGAAATCGTTAGTAAACGCGCTGGGTGAGTACGATAAGACAAAAGAAGCGATTAAGTCAATAGGTGCACAAATCTCCGAGAACAAGATTGAAATAGAATCCATGGGTAGATTAGAACTCAAGCTTTTATCACAAAAGAAAAAAGAAGCTGCCGAGTTGCTGAACATAGAACAGCACATTAAAAAAACTATGGGTACTTTGGGTCGAGTGACAAACGACATGGAGGCGAATGAAAAACTTCGTAAAGAGTTGTCTGAAAAAATAACAAAGAACAACGAAGAGCAAGTTGATTTGGCAAAGCAAATGGCAATTCTCCAAGAAACACGAAATAAGTCTGGAGAAAATACCGCGCATTTTGATGAGATGATTGCCGATTTAAAAAATAGACAAAATCTTGCTGCACTAGTTGGAAACAGTATTGTTATGAAAAATATTTCCGCCGAATTAAAACATGGTGCATTGACGGACGAAAGGGGCAGGTTGATAGACCGGTTGAACGAACAATTTGTACACGAGTTGATACATAAAGAAAAAATCAAAGCGATTGATGAAGAGTTAAATGAACTATCGATAAAAAAATCTGGGCTGGAAAGTAAAAATTTAAAATTGGAAGGTGATTTAAACAACGAGGCATTGAAAGCAAGTAAATTGTTGAGTGAGATACAAGGGTTGACAGCCAAATTAAATTTTTGGAAACTCATTAAACTGGGCTATGATCGGTTTGTCGAACTAGATAAAGCCGCCGAAGAATTTAGAAAACAGACCGGTTTTAGTGCCACACAAATGAAAGACCTTCGCAAAGACGCGGAGGCTTTAAATGTTGAATTTGCTTCGATGGGAGTTTCAATTGAGGTTGCATATAAATCCGCGCAAGCTTTAACGGACACATTTGGCAGAACATCGCTTATCAGTAAAGAAGCATTGCAGAATGTTTCTTTGTTGAGTGTAAACCTTGGTGTAGCTCAAGAAAATTCGGCTGCTGTACTGGCTACATTCCAAGGGTTGGGTGGTGCATCTGAGCAAGCCGCGATGAATATCATCAAAGTTGGTGCCGGTATATCTGACAAAGCGGGTATTCCTTTCAAACTGGTTATGCAAGACGTGGCAAGTGCATCGGAAGATACTCTCAGTATGCTAGGTGCAAACCCGTCAAAACTGATGAAATCCGCAATTGCGGCAAGATCGATGGGAATGGAATTAAACAAGCTTGTATCTTCTCAAAGAAAACTTCTTGATTTTAGCGCAAGTATAAATGACGAAATGGAAGCAAGTGCATTGCTTGGCAGAAATGTTAATTTTCAATTGGCAAGACAATTGGCGTTTGAAGGAAGAGTTGAGGATTCTGCCAGAGCCACTTTGGAAACGGTAAAGAATGCGGGTGACTTCAACAAGATGAATGTGTATCAGCGCGAAGCATTGGCTAAAGCGGCTGGCATGGAACTTAAAGATTTGACTAAGATGATGGCAGTTGAAGCACAGCGTGATGCTATATTAATGGGTAGCGACGAAGCTAAAAAAGCCACGTTAAAAGCACAAGAAAAAGAGTTAGCAGCTTTGAAGAAGATAAACGATTTGGATTCTGCTGACTTGGTAAAACAAAACGAAAAAGCGTTGATGCAACAGAAAATTCAAGGCTTGATTACAAAGTTAAAAACTAGTTTGGAATCAATGGTTGTTGCGATTGGAAACATACTAGAACCAATAATTACCCCGCTGGTAACAATAGTTGTTCCTATTTTTTCTCGTATAGCACAATTGGTCGGTTTAATAGCAGCGGGGCTTGCTTGGGTATTAAGTCCTATAAAATGGATAGCAGATGGCGTTGCCTCCATCGTAGATGGTACTGGATCTTGGTCGAAAACTGTAGAATTTGCCAAAGAACAAGTTAAAGATTTAGGAACATTTGTTGGCACTTTGATACAAATTGCTGGCGCAGGTTTAATTACCAATATCTTTTTTGGTTCTGGCGGTGTTGGTGCAGTCATGAGCATGATTGCAAAACCATTCAAGGCCGTAGGGTCGTTTGCAAAATCGCTTGTTGAAAAAGTTAAGGGTCCGAGCACTACGACTGGCACTCCTGATATTTCAAAAGGAGTGGAAAAAACAGAAAAATCTTCAAGATCGATGAAGTCAAACAACGGTTCCGGAATCAAGTCGTTTTTAACAAACCTTGCGGCGGGATTAAAAAAGATGGCCGGTGTCGAAGTTTTGAAGGGTGCGCTTAATTTAATACCGGCCTCAATTGGCCTTGTAGTGATGATACCCGGTGTGCTTGGTGCAAAACTATTGTCTATGGTAGATGGTGAAAAGCTTTCTGCTGCGTTAGAAGGAATTGCGAAAGGGTTGAAAAAGATGGCAAAGGGAGACGTTTTACTTGGAGCTGGTTCACTCACCGCTGCTGCCTTAGCGTTTGCAATTATGACCGTGGGAGCAATTGGTCTTGCGGCAGTCGCATTTTTAGGTGGCCCTGCTGGAGCTGGTCTTGAATTGCTTGCCTCGGGTTTAAAGGCAATGGGTAAGGGCACAGTGATGGCGGGTATCGTTTCTATGGGCTTACTCGCCTTAGCATTTGCAGGTATCGCATATGGATTTAAACAATTTGCGGAATTGGAATGGGGTACCTTAGCCAAAGTGGGTGTTGCTATCGTTGGCTTGGGACTTGCCGCTGCTGGTCTTGGTTATATCGCGCCGCTCATATTCGCCGGATCGCTCGCAATTGGCGTACTTGGCCTAGCGATTGGGGTATTTGGAATTGGGACGACTGCATTAGCAGAAGGATTGCCGGTACTTGCAACCGGTATTGAAAAAATGATAACGCCACTTACATCCCTAGCAAGCACAGCGGGGGGTTTGTATCTAGCGGCGGGCGGCATTGGGGCAATCGGAATTGCACTGGCCGCATTTGGCACTGGATCGGCGGTTGCTGGTATTGGTAATTTTGTTGGTGGACTGTTGGGTGGCGACCCGATTAAAAAAATAAAAGAGCTGTCGTCGATGGGAAGTCAATTGCAACTTACTGCCGATTCTATCCAAAAGATATCCACGTCGATGTCTAATTTTGGAGCAGTTGACTCATTCGCGGCGTCAGTCGATAAGTTAACATTGTCGCTGTCTAAACTAAACGACCAAGTAGAAAGTATGAGTACCATTAAAATGGCAGCGCTGGCGGTAATATCCGCCGCCGCGCCGACCGCCGCTCCAACAACCGCCGCCGCTCCAACCGACACAAGTGTTGGTGTTCTTGGTGGCAAGTTAGACGAACTTATATCTTTAATGCGAAGTGGTGCAATTGCTGTAAATCTAGACGGAAGAAAAGTATCCTCGGCGATGGCATCCAGCGCAAGAGACTAAAACTGGCATGTATCGATATTTATAACATATGCTATCCGACCTAACAATCTCAAATCCACTGTCGCCTATAAAAAGACTGACACCTGCGGATAGATTGGCCACTTTTAATAAAGAATCAAATTCTATTTATAAGAAGTATTCGGTGTATACGCAATCGACTGGGCCAGGTATAAAGATCGGTAGCTCTCAACCGTATGTATTTATAGATGTTGCTAGTAGTGAATTTTCAAAGAATATTACACGGGCGGATTCTCAAGCGATGCCGTTTGGGTCAACACTACTCGATATACAAAGAGTCTCAAAATTTGCAACGAGTGGAACTGGTTTGCTATATATCGGAAAACAGTATCTGTTACAGAAACAAAACAGCTTCAATGAAACTAGAATATACAACCCACTTAGTCTATTAAGCGCAACCGCCGCTAAAGGATCTACCGGACTCATTGATAGACCTGTTAGATTTTTGCCTGTCAGCGGTGGTGTTGGTAATTTCGTTGCGACATCATTGTTGAGTGTTGTTGGTATACAAAGCAAAGCCATAGAAAACAACCCGGACGGAACAGCGACTGGTCCGGCTTTGTCTAGTTACGCAAAGATGAATGGTCTACCAGCCAAGGGACTTATACGCTATGAAAGTGGTGATAGTGGTCGCAATAGATTTAATACGGTTTTTCCAGACGCTGGTACCGACCAAGTTGGCCAAAAAACGCCAAGTTTTGGAAGTGCGTTAGGTAAAGCTCTTGTCAGTAAACTGAAGAGTTTCATACCAAGTACAAATCCGTTTGGTTTTGGTGGCGGGGCGGACAATAAATGGGAAATTCGTCCAGAATATAACGGAATAATTGGCGCATATGAATCAATGTATACGGATAAAGGTGGAATGTTGGCTGCAAAAAATACTCCACAAACAGATGCGCAGAGTCAAATGGGATTTATCGATACAATAAAATCTTCTTTGAGTGCCGCATTTCTTGGTGCACCCGCCAAAGCGCCGCCCGGGGTTGCGGATGACGCAATTAACGTGGGTGAATTTCATAGATATACACCGACATTACGATATAGTGTTTTAACTGCGGGAGATCGTGCAAATTCTGAGAATGCAAGAATTCGTAATTTTAGTATACAAAAACAGCGTGATATAATAAATACTGTAGGAATTACCACGGATGTTTGGGCCAAACCCCCGCAATTTAGAAAATCTACCGAACAGTTAAAGACTGTGGAGGATTACCGCAATGACAGCAACACCCCGAAGAAATACATAACATATCCAGAAATTGGTACGACCGAGAAGAGATATCCCACTGCTATTACAGGGGCCGACGAGATTGCAGGGTCTATTAAAAAAGAACAAGTTTCTAAGTTAGAAAAAGTTGTGGCTGGATATTCCGCTATTGAAATCGGCAAAACAAAATTTACCAATACCATTAGTGAAAAAATCACATTAGCAAAACGCGGATTTGCGTCTTATAAAAAAGATGGAAATACTAACAGTGTTGCGGACAAGATTAATGTATTGGAAGTAATCACCGGCGATAGAAACACAATTCCACCCGACTTGACATTAGGAAATGGCCAATCCAAAGATTTAATCTTTTTTCATTTTTTTGATTTGGTGAACAACATATACATTCCATTTAGAGCCACGCTTACTTCTATAAATGAAGTACATTCTCCGGAATGGGATACTGTTCAATACCTCGGAAGAGCTGATAAATTATATATGTATAAAGGGTTTGAAAGAACTTTGAATTTCAATTTTACGGTATACGCTAACAGTTTAGAAGAACTTGTGCCGATGTGGTCGAGAATCAATTATTTGGTTGGGTTAACGAGACCTCCGGCATACACCAAAGGCAAGACCGCCGACGGTGGCGGTATCATGTCTCAATTTATGTACCCCCCCATGGTCACTTTAACAATGGGAGACTTGTATGAAGATCAACCATCGATAATTACATCTGTCGGTATAAGCATTCCGGATGATTCTATGTGGGAAAGTTTTCGAGGAGACGGCGAACAATACAATCAATATATTGGAAAACAATATTACGATGCAAAAACAAAATCTTTACAATTGCCAACTAAGGTCGATGTGAATGTCGGAATGAGCCTATTGGAAAAAGAAAGATCGACTACAAGCGCCGACCACTATAATGTAACGGCTAGGGTTTAACTATGAACAGATATAACATAAATTTTAACAATATAAAAAATAGATATGACGGTAAACGCGTATTTATTACTACCCGATATCCGGCAATACCGGTAAACTCGGATGACATATATGTTACCGCAACGGATGCGGATTTTCTTGACTCGTTAGCAAATAAGTTTTATAAAGATTCTACACTATGGTGGGTCATCGCTCAAGCAAACTATATAAAAGGTACGATGAAGCCAGCGGTTGGTCAACAATTAAGAATACCGTCCAACATATCAACAATCGTTGCAAAATTCAACAGGGCAAATTCATAATATCGGTTTTATAATATGGATCAAGACACATTTATTCCGTGGGGTTTACATCCTATCAAACCGTGGGTAGTAGCAGAATTACAAAATCGATCTAGTGATTATGGATTCAATGGTGCCGAAAAACGAAACACGGTTAAAACTGCGTGGGCAAGATTTTTTTCAAATGGAATACCGACGGTTGTTAAAAATAATTTGAAAGAAAATGACACATCAAAAAATCTTGATGGATTTTTGATGTTTGGAGTTAATGGGTTTGACGACAGCCTTGGTTTTAATACTCAAAAAATTTCTACTATCGGATTGGATGCTAGGGGCAACCCTCATACTATATCAAGTGACACTTCGACAACATTTCCACATAGACCGCCACCGTCAGTTGATGAAATACGCGTCGAGCTTTTAGGAGGACAATCGGCACCGTTTGCTGCTGTTTGCAGAAAGGCGGTAATTAAATGGAAAGCATATTCGTTAGAACAACTAAATTATTTATCTCCGTATTTTCTTTCGCCGAGAGTAACATGTGTCGTTGAATGGGGATGGGATAATTATAACCCAGCATCATTGATTGACTATGATGTAGACAAATTGCGCCCAATATTTGGTAATCCCAAGGCTATTTTAGAAAAATCAAAAATGTCAGACGGAAACTATGATGCGCATATGGGAATTATAACCGACTATGCATATAAACTTTCTGGAAACGGAGTATACGAGTGTAGTACGACAATTACAAGCGTTGCTTGGTTATTCGAAGGCCAGAATTATGGAGAAGAAACTCTCCAACGTAAAAATAAAAATGGAAATGTCGAAAAAATAGAAAGCTTCAGCGAGTTTAATAAATACAGTAAATGGGATTCTATTGCATTGAACGATACTGATCAGTCAGACATTCAGCCCAATTTTCCCAAGTCGCATGGTCGTATATTTAGATTTGAGTCGGGGGCAACATTTACAACCACTAGACAGTGGGTCAGAATGGATTATTTTGTGGAAATATTAAATCATTTTTTTGAAACTCAATTTCCGGTTGTTGTATTAGACGAAAATAAAAAAGAAAAACAATTTAGTTGGCAAAAAATAGATATTACAAATGTATTAATCGGCGCGCATCCCGGTTTAAAATCAATAGATCCGGACGTCATTATCCCCAACAAATTTGCGCCTAAATATATAAAAAAAGAAACAACGGGCAAGACTGCTTCTACTGGAAATTTAAGCGAAATTGAAAACGGTGAACATTATAAAAAATACGGAAGAATTCCATCTATATTGAAGGAATTTGGATTTACTGATCAATATGATGATTTACAAGCTATTTTAAACGAAAGAGTTGACCCAGAATTTAAAGGAAAATCGTTTCCTATATTTTCAGACGCCGATGTAACAGACGCGACTAGCAAAGATTTTTATAAACAAAGTTTTGGATATTTTGGTTATTTAAAAGATGTTTATATTTCTACAGATTTTATAAAATCTTCGGCGAAAGAAAATTCTACGGTGAAATCAATGATGACTTCGATTTTAAGTAAGATATCACAGGCACTTTCCGGAGTAAATGAATTGAGGTTGATGCCAGACACAAACGCGAATCAAAATTATGTAACAGTCATGGATATAAAATTTGCACCGGTGCTAAATGAAAAAACCGCATCTGAATTAACTAGAATTGTGCTCGGCTCAGTTAATCACGCATATTTATTAAGTGCGGGCATGGATGTAAAAATGAGTCCTGAAATGGCAAGCCAAGTGTTATTTACTGCTGGATCAGCGGAGCTTGCAGCTAGAGACGCGAAAGCTCCGAACGACACCAAGGATAACGACAGTGACAAAACAAAACCGACACAAGATTCAAACTCTTTTGGAAGGTTTGTCTCGAACGATAGATTGGCGGATAAAGCTTATAAATCTCCGGCCACAACATCAAATACAGACGCCACGAATAAAAAAAGTGATCTTAGTAGAAATACTAACGACGAGGGTTTTAACATATATTCAAGCTCTCCCAGCAGCGGAATAGATTATTATTTGAATGAACCGTCTGACACACTGATGAAACAAATCGTAATGGAAGATAAGAATTCTGCCGCTGCATATGTCAATACTCCCGTGATGCCAAATACAATTTTTGAATTTGAAGTTTTGGGGATAGCCGGATTTACTTTTCTTGGCATGTTTACAGTAGATCATGTACCAGAACAGTATTCTTATAAAAATGCCATTTTTTCAATAAAATCGGTCAGCCATACTATTTCATCCGGTGTGTGGAAAACTTCGATTGGTGCAGAATTAAGACAAATATCGAGGACTCAACAATGATATATAATGACAAATTAACATCTGAGTATGGGATTATATCGGGCATGTTAACTCGAAATCCTCCTGTAAAATATAATCCGGTACCAACAAAGGAGCAATATCAGTCGGGAATTTTAATTAGATACTTTGTAAAAAAAGTAAATGAGGATAAAATAATTGAAATAGACCCATCTAAAATAAACGGATTAGACAAAAATTTGTATGTGGTAGTCAGTTTAAATTGGAAAATATCGGGATCAAAAGAAAAGAAAATTGTTAACGGTATTGTCGAAAAGTCAAGTGTTTCTGAAAATAACGCAGCCGAAATTAATCGAGTGAAGATTGAAACTGAAGTGGATTTATCATTCGCCTTGTCAAACCTAGTTGAGTATTGGCGCGGATATTGACTTGACTTCGACCGAACACGTGGTAAGTTGCCACAGTGAACATAGTCGAGTCAATTGAAAATCTAGAATTACTGTTAAACCGTGTCTCTACCGACACGTTTTATATGGAATTGGTTATGTCCGACGATGAGAAGCATTCATACAACAACACCATCTCGCTGATTTTCATCAAGTTTATCGCCGACGACGAATATTGGTGCTTGCCAATCAATCACAACGAGGCAATCACCGTTCCCATAGCGTTTGATGCATTTAAAAATGCACTTAAAAAATCAAATGCGGTAAAATTGGTCAATAATAAGAAAGATGTTATCCATCTCATTGGTAAAGACTTTGGGTTTGTTGACTTGAGTGTAATCGAATACCTTGGGAGGGGCGACGTATCAGATAAAACTTCACGAGAAACAAATGCCCACGTTTTTATAAAAAAAAACTTCAGAGAAGTGTCGAATATAAATCGTTCGGTGCCATTATACAAACATGCGTCGTTGTTTAAAAACTTGCGCCTCGCGGACAAGTTCTCTTTGAAATATCTAAACGAAGACGGTTTCAAGTTTGTTAACGACACGATGACTAACTGTTTTGCGGAATTGGAGTCAATAGGCATGGCCATCGATGTTGACAAGTTTATTGACGTGTTTGGTCCCGAACAGACGAGGCATATCAGTAATAACATGGTATACTCTCAATACAATCTATTTACATCCACCGGAAGACCTTCCAATCGATTTGGTGGCGTCAATTACGCGGCACTAAACAAGACCAACGGATCTAGAGATTCTTTTATTTCTAGGCACGGAGATGACGGTATGTTGGTGATGATGGATTATAATGCGTTCCACCCAAGATTGGTTGCGCGTTTGATAAATTATCCAATATCTTATGACGTAAACCCATATGAATATCTTGCCAAGTACTACTTCAACAAGCCGGAAGCCGACGAAGAAGACCTTGCGGTGTCAAAAGGACTGACCTTTCATCAAATGTATGGTGGAATTGATGGTAGGTGGATGTATATACCTTATTTTAAAAAAGCGCAGGAATATATCGATCACCGCTGGAAGTTCTTTGAACAGAATGGATATATAGAAACTCCTGTATTTAAACGTAAAATTAGAGATTGTCATATTGAAAGTCCAACGCCAAACAAGCTGTTTAATTATATTTTACAAGCATACGAAACTGAGATGGCTGTTAAGACATTGAAAGAGTTACTTGGGTACTGCGCGGATAAAAAGACTAAGCCAATCTTATACACATATGATAGTATATTGTTTGACGCTCATAGAGGCGATAAGCTAGATATTATAAAAGCACTTAAAAAAATTATGGAAGCGGACGATCTTCCGGTTAAAGTTTATATAGGAAAAAATTACGCCGAAATGCAAAAGATAGAGATGAACTGATATTTATAATTATATTGTATATTTGTTATATATACGTATATTTATAGGTATAATAATTCATGAAACAAGACATCCTAGAAGCAGTTAATGGTTCAATCTTAGACATATGCGTTCATCCGTTGGTTGAGGATGGTACGTTTGACGTACAAAATACAGAACATATGTTTTTATTGATGGAAAGTTTGATAGAAAAGAAATTTGATGATGCGACGGTGTCTGAAGTTATTAAAGCGCTTAGACACGAGGGCAAGCATCCAGAAAGACAAGCGTATAACAAAGAAGGTTGGTTGGTTACTTTCCCATCCAAAGAATATAGAGATGCGGCGTTGAAAAAAGGAACTCATGCGATTGCTGATCCTACACATGGCAAGGGCGGTATGAATCTTTATTACAAGAAAAGAGGAAAGCAAAAGAGAGTTACGCAACAAACAACTTCTCAGACCGATCCAAGTGCTAAAGAAAAACAAGCGCCTGTGGACGGATCGCAAGCGTCCACCCCAGACGCAACACCGTCCGGTTTGCCGCCAGCAACAGAGCCGACTGCCGCCAGTGCAGATGCACCGGAAAAAGCAGCAGCGGCATCTACAAGCTCAAAACCATCAGCAGAAGCTCCAGCAGCCACTCAATCGGATCCAGCATCCACGCCATCCACGGAACCTGCAAGCAAAGGTACAGACGATTCACAAGGAGTAGCTACAACTGCATCGGCACCAAGACCAGAACCAACGACGCCAGTTGTACCGGCTATTCAACCGAAAGTTGATATTACTATACAATTCGCAAAGAGTAAAAATTGGTCATCGACTCCATACGGAGAATGGAGAGATTCTTCCGGTTCTGTCGCCGCCGTTGTCAGTTTGAGTGGTGAAGTTGCTCCTATTAAATCGAACGATAGAGACGAATTGAAACTATTTGCGGGTAAACAGGGGTAACATGCACAACTCAAATACGCAGTTGCTTTGCACTTTCTCCGACGTTGCTTCATATCAATCCGATATTGAATTAATGAAAGAATTTTACAAGATCGACGGCGGCAAAGTGTATATTTTAAAAAACTCGGAAAACCCGACTGAAATTTTTCTTACGTATAACGTAGAGAAAAATAACGGCAAATATTTTCCGAAAACAATATCTGTTCATCGTAAAAAAGATTTTAATATATTATATTCGATCAACGCTCTCAATGAATTGATCAAGCAAGAGAACGGCGGATTATTTTCTCATACATATCAGGTTGATTGGACCAAATTTAAAGATTCAATAATTGTTGTAAACGACGGCAAAATAAAAATTATGCCTACAAAATTATTGCGTATTTTTTTCTTGTAAAATAATACAAAACGTGCAGTATTGTTAATGTTATTCGATATTTATATATTGAATAAATTAACGATTGCTCAGTTATCAGTTGCTAGTAAAAATTTAAAAGTTCTTATTATAAGTTGACAATAGTCAATCGTTGATGCATTCTACACATCAATTGACTGACTGGTTTTTCAACCAGTCGGCAAGTTAAACATTAAAAAGTTAAAAGTTAAGGAATATTATGGCATTAGATCTATCAAAAGTAAAGTCGCGTCTTGAAGCACTCAAGACCACTACAACAAAGTCCACAAGTCTGTGGAAACCGAGCGCTGGCAAGCAAGTTGTTCGCATTGTCCCGTACTCTCACAATACCGAAAATCCATTCATCGAATTGTATTTTCACTATAACATGAACGGAAAGACTTATTTGAGTCCATCCTCATTTAATCGTCCCGACCCTATTGTTGAGTTTGCAAACAGACTCAAGCAATCTAAGGATAAGGAAGAATGGAAGCGTGGTCGTGCATTAGAACCAAAGATGCGGACTTATGTTCCCGTTCTTGTTCGTGGACTAGAACACGAAGGTGTTAAGTTCTGGGGCATGGGTAAGCAAGTCTATCAAGAAATCTTGAGCATTTGCGCTGATGCTGATTATGGCGATATTACAGATCTAAAAGCCGGTCGTGATATTGTAGTGGAATTTAAATCCGCAGAAGAGACCGGAAAGTCCTTCCCAGAAACAGCCATTCGCGTCAAGCCAAACCAATCCCCCGCATTCGACATCAACGACAAGAACCTTGTCGACAAGGTGAAGAATCAAAAGAACGTCACTGAATTGTTTCCTGAACTTACTTATGACGAATTGGCAACCGCCATGGACGCATGGTTAAATGCAGCGGATCCAGATGGCGAAACACCCGTTCCTACTGTTGAAGAAACGGAACAAGTTTCCGAACCGGTCAAGAGTGCGACTACCAAGGTCGCTGTCAAGGCTCCTTCCAACAAAGATATCGCCGACGAATTCAAAGACCTTTTCGGTTCCTAAGAATAGTCGTTTTGGTTAATTAAAAAGTATAAACGCCTATTCACCATATCAAATTGGTGTATAGGCGTTTTTATATAAACCTCTATAAATTTAAAATTATGAAAGATAAGAAAAATAACACCGACGAATCTACTCCGGTGCGCGATGAATTAGCAGATGCCTTGGCCGCATCACTCAATAAAAATAGTGATGGAAAAGTTGCATTTTTTTTAGACGCGGAGGATGATCCTTCGCAAATTGTTGATTGGGTCTCTACCGGAAATAGTTTAGTTGACTTAGCCATTGCCAATCGCGCAAACGCAGGATTGCCAGTTGGTCGTATCACTGAACTGACAGGTCTTGAAGCCTCTGGTAAAAGTTTAATGGGAGCGCACTTGCTCGCAGAAACTCAACGCAAAGGCGGCTTGGCTATTTTCATTGATACCGAATCATCCGTAGATCGCCCTTTCTTGATCGCGATTGGCGTTGACACAGATAAAATGATGTATCTTGCGCTTGACACAGTCGAAGATATTTTTGATAAGATCGAAGAAATCATTGCACTTGTACGTAAATCCAACAAAAATCGTTTGGTCACAATTCTTGTTGATTCTGTTGCCGCAGCTTCTACCAAGAAGGAAATGGCAAGTGATCACGGCGCGGACGGATATGCAACTGGTAAAGCTATTGCTATCAGTAAAGCGATGCGAAAAATCACCGGACTGATTTCTAAACAACGAATCTGTTTAGTGTTTACAAATCAACTTCGTCAGAAGGTTGGATTTATTGGCTTGGGAGATCCATATACAACTAGCGGAGGTAAGGCCATTGCTTTCCATTCATCACTAAGACTCCGCTTGAAGTCGATTGGTCAAATAAAAAACTCAGATAAACAAGCTATTGGTATTAAAACTAAATGCACTGTTATCAAAAATCGCATGGGACCGCCGATGAGAAGCGTCGAATTTGACGTTTTCTTCGACCGTGGTATTGACAATTACGGCAATTGGTTGGAACGTCTAATCGAATGGGACATTGTTACTAATGCCAAGAAGGTTAAGTCTGCCGAGAAAAAGACAAAAAAGCAACTCGAAGACGAGAAGGAAGAAGATAAGAAGGCAAAGAGTCTTCAATTCATCATGGTCGTTGAAGGTAAAGAACCCGAAACAGTCATTTTTGAAAAGAAAGATTTGCCAAAACTTCTAGCTCAACGTTCGGATTGCAAGGATTACTTGTATGCGAAGATATGCGAAAACTTCGTTATGAAGTATAAGGCTCCAAATTCTGAAATGTCGGAAGACATAGAATATGATACGGGTGCCGACGGGGTAGACGAATAATAAACAGTCGTGTGGAGTGAAATACCTCCACGCGATTCTCATTAAATGAATAAATTTAAATCTATATTTGAGCAAATAAAACAAGAGCATACTAATGCTCCTGCAAATTCTACTCGTACCAAAAACAGTAATATCTTGGTGGTCGATGGTACAAATTCATTCATCAGATGCTGGACGGTCGTTCCAACGTTAAACGATAACGGTGAGCACGTGGGTGGGATAAGTGGATTTCTTACTAGTATGGGTTATGCTATAAAGATGTTGAAACCAACCAGAGTCATTATTGTGTTTGACGGTAAAGGTGGTAGCTTGAAGAGAAAGAAGATATACCCAGAATATAAAGACAAGCGAGCAATGTCGGTGCGCGTAAACCGTGCGTATGAGGATATGGGAACACCAGACACAGAAAAAAAGGCTATGTTGCAACAGATGTCATTGTTGATTGATTTCTTGCGAGAATTGCCAATTAGCTTGGTTTGCGTGGACTATATTGAAGCAGATGATGCTATTGCGTATATATCCACACAGATGCACAAAGATGCCAAGATTACCATCATGAGCAGCGATAAGGATTTTTTACAATTGGTAAACGAGAGAGTTAGTGTTTGGAGTCCAATCAAGAAAAAAATCTATGGAGTACAAGATATTATTAATGAGTATGGTGTACATCCAACCAATTTTATATATTATCGAATTTTAGAAGGTGACAATTCTGACAACATTGACGGTGTTAATGGAATCGGTCTTAAGACTGCTATTAAATCTTTTCCTATGCTTACCGAAGAAAAAGAAAGTTCGGTAGAAGAAATACTCGCTCGTAGCAAGGATCAATACAACGAGAAGAAGATATTCGCAAAAGTACTTGATAGTCATGAAATCATTCGTAGAAATTATAAATTGATGCAACTTAAAGATCCAGACTTCTCACCATCGTTGCAAATGAACGTCGAGAGTTCAGCAGAAAGAATTTTTGAATACAACAAGATTCAATTCATTCAAAAAATGACTCGAAGCCGCATGCAAGCGTCCATATCAAACTATCATGTTTGGCTCCAAGAAGTATTCTGGCCATTGTCGATTTCGGCCAGATCTTAATTTTTTCATTGACGGGCACCACCTATTACCATATATTCCAAAATCATGGCACCAGTAATCATAGACAACCTACAAAAATACGGAATTGAATTTCAAATCAAGATTATCGCGGGAATTTTAACCGACAAATCTTTTTTGGAGCGAATCCTTGATATCGTTGAAATAGATTCTTTCGAAAATGAAGCACATCGATGGATCGTAAATGAAGTAATCCAGTATTATAACCAATACCGAGGAATGCCAAGTAGTCAAGTATTCTCCGTGAGAATGGATACTATTAAATCAGATCAATTTAAAGCATCTGTAGTAGAACACCTGAAAGCAGTTCATTTCAAGATCAAGGATAGCGATCTACAATTTGTCAAAGAACAATTTTTGGAGTTTTGCAAAAATCAAAAACTCAAGGGAGCCATCGTCGAGTCCGTCGACCATTTGAAGTCCGGTGATTATGATAAGATCAAGTCGCTAGTCGATAAGGCAATGAAGGCTGGCATGGAAAGAAATTTAGGACACGATTACAACGTTGACGTGGCAACACGCATGAGTGAAATGTGTCGTAAAGTTGTACCGACCGGATGGGATGTCGTCGACTCCCTCATGGACGGTGGCCTTGGGCCGGGGGAGCTGGGTGTTGTGGTGGCACCCGCTGGTGTTGGTAAATCATGGTTGTTATGCTCCCTCGGTGCCAAGGCTATGGCGGCGGGTAAAAACGTCGCACATTTTACGTTGGAATTAAATGAAAATTATGTCGGATTGAGATACGATTGTTGTTTTACTGGAATCAATTTTCAAGATATCAAACACCATCAAGCCACCGTCGAGGCAAAATTGAAGAGTATCAAGGGCCGTCTTTTTGTTAAGTATTTCCCGCTGAAAACGGTGTGCGCTCAATCTTTGAAATTTCATGTCGAACGCATTCAGACGCTAAACAATTTCAAGATTGATGAAATTATTGTGGATTATGCAGATATTCTCCGTCCACTTGAAAAAGAAAAGAATAGCAACAGCTATTCAGAAGGTGGTAGTATATATGAAGAACTTAGACAGATTGCCGGTGAATTGCAACTTCCAATTTGGACAGCAAGTCAAGCCAATCGTACTGCTTTAGGTGAAGACATCGTACAAGCACAGAATGTGTCTGATAGTTACAGGAAGATCATGACTGCCGACTTTGTACTAAGCCTTTCGCGTAATATAGACGATAAAGCCAATAATACCGCGAGGTTCCACGTAATTAAAAATCGATTTGGTCCAGACGGTATAACTTTATATTCAAATATGGACACCAGCACAGGAAATATTCAGATATTTGATGCAAAATCAAGAGAATCTATGGCAATTCAGTCGAATATGCAGGAAGATAGTAATTCGGTAAAAAATTTATTGAAGAATAAATGGAATTCTCATCGTCATAACGAAAAGGGAAATAATTCGAGTTTATAATTTTTATTTTTTAGAAATTTACTTTTTCTAAAACATATTTATTGCCACACCAACAAACTATAAGAAATATTATGACCATATTTGACGAGCAGATTGCAAGAAAACCAACCCGCTACCCTTGGGCACAAGAATATATTGATGCTATGTGGTCGGGTCATTGGACACCAAACGAATTCACATTTACAAGTGATTTACAGCAGTACAAAACTGAAATGACACCGGAAGAACAAGTAATCATTAAGAATGCTTTAAGTGCCATTGGACAGATAGAAATCTCCGTCAAAAAATTCTGGACCAAGTTAGGTGACAATTTGCCACATCCGGCATTGTCCGATTTGGGTATTACCATGGGTAATATCGAAGTTATTCACAATAATGCTTACGAAAAGCTTCTAGACGTACTCCAACTACAGGATGTATTTGAAGAAAATCTTAAACTTGACATTATCCAAGGCCGCGTTAAGTATCTTCGCAAATATCTTGACAAGCACTATAAAGATAGTCGCAAGCAGTATATATACTCGCTTATTCTCTTCACGCTGTATGTGGAGAATGTGTCGCTATTCAGTCAATTTTACATTATCAATTGGTTCAATCGCTACAAGGGATTGCTCAAGGATACTGCACAACAAGTTGCATATACTGCCAAAGAAGAAACTCTACATGCTCTTGCCGGTGTAAAGATCGTAAATACAATCCGAGAAGAATTACCAGAGTTGTTTGACGACGAACTCGAAGCTCGTATCTTACACGAAGCCGCTGAGTCATATAAAGCTGAGTGTAAGATCATTGATTGGATGATTGGCGATTACAGCGACGAAAAGATCAGTGCTGAAATCTTAAAGGAATATGTAAAGAATCGTTTGAATTCCTCCTTGGAGATGATTGGATTCAAAAAAATATTTGAAGTAGATAATGATATTATCGAATTGACTATGTGGATGGATGAGGATGTAATGGGCAGCACGATGACTGATTTCTTTCATAAGCGCCCAGTCGAGTATGCCAAGAAAACACAATCAATCACATCAGACGACATTTTTTAATATATATGCAAAAGGAAATTTATTGGTTAAACAAGGAAGCAATCACCTTTCTTGAAAGAGGATATTTGGCAAAAGGCCAGACTGCACTTGAACGTATTCGTCAAATTGCAGAATCTGCTGAAAAGATTTTGAATAAAAAGGGATTTGCCGACAAGTTTGAAGATTATATGCACAAGGGATGGTATAGTTTATCATCGCCTATTTGGGCAAACTTTGGCAGTGGCCGTGGTTTATCCATTTCATGCAACGGTTCATATATATCCGACAACATGGCGTCAATTCTTGAAAAGACTGCCGAAGTTGGTATGTTAACAAAATACGGCGCTGGTACATCTGGTTATTTCGGAGAATTGCGTGGCCGAGGCGCAAGCATCAGTGTAGGTGGATCAAGTTCTGGGCCTGTGCACTTTATGGAATTGTTTGATGGTGTCACTCGCGTGGTGTCACAATCAAACGTTCGTCGTGGCAGTTTTGCTGCATATCTACCAATAGATCATCCTGACATTAGCGAGTTTCTTGATATTCGCGAAGAAGGCCATGCTATCCAAGATTTAAGTATCGGAGTTTGTGTGCCAGACTATTGGATGAAAAAGATGGTTGCCGGTGATACGGATTGTCGCAAAATTTGGGCACGAGTTATTAAGAAGCGGTTTGAGAGTGGGTACCCGTATATTTTCTTTACGGACAATGTAAACAATAACGCTCCCCAAGTATATAAAGATAAGAAGATGAAAATTCACGCTTCAAATCTTTGTTCCGAAATCTGTTTGAGTTCTTCACCGGACGAAACATTTGTTTGTAATTTATCGTCTATGAACTTACTTCATTACGAGCAATGGAAGAATTCAGATGCCGTTGAAACACTTACATACTTCCTAGATGCTGTTATGGAAGATTATATTAAGGCGACTGAAAACATTCAATTCATGCGCTCCGCTCACAATTTCGCAAAAAACCAACGTGCACTTGGTATTGGTTCTCTTGGTTGGCACTCTTATTTACAGAGTAAAATGGTCGCATTTGAATCTCTTGAAGCGAAAATGCTCAACACCCAAATTCATCGTTTTATTCGCGACAAGAGTATTGCCGCTAGTAAAGAAATGGCCAAGGAATATGGTGAGCCACCACTCCTAAAAGGTTATGGGTTGCGAAATGTTACTACAATGGCTATTGCACCGACCACAAGTAGTTCATTTATTCTTGGTCAAGTATCCCCGTCCGTCGAACCACTTGAATCCAACTACTACACCAAGGACTTGGCTAAAGGTAAGTTTACTTACAAGAACCCATACCTAATAGAAGTATTGAAGAAATACGAAAAAAATACCGCCGAGGTTTGGAAATCTATCATGATCAAGGGCGGAAGTGCACAGCATTTGACATTTCTGACCAACGACGAAAAGGATGTATTCAAGACCTTTGGCGAGATTTCTCAAAAGGAAATCATAATTCAGGCTGCTGCTCGTCAAAAGTTCATCGACCAAGGTCAATCTATCAATTTAAAGATACACACCAAAGTCTCGGCCAAGGATGCCAACGAACTGCTTATATTCGCATGGGAACAAGGCGTAAAGTGTCTTTATTATCAACGCGGTACCAACCCTGCTCAAGAACTTGGCCGCAGTATTTTGGAGTGCAAGAGCTGCGAGGCATAATATATTATAATAAGCTCAAAAAATAACAAGAACCGCCGATAAATTGGCGGTTTCTTTGTGTATTGAACTATTTATATAATAAACCATATATACACTATGAACAGAGACATTCTTAAAAAAGCCATCAAGAAACTTATAATACAAGAGATTACCAATAATCAGTTTGGTACATCGATCCATTCAGATAAAAAAGATACAACTGGTGAGGATGCATTAAATAAATCAATGGGTAAAGAGTCAACAGTTATGCATGCTCGCGGAACGGGAAAAACGGTGGGAATAACTAAAAATCAAGAAATTCAATTAAATAAAAATTCCGATGACTGCTATGATGTTGTGTCTATTACCAATGAATCCGAGAAAAAAATCGCACGCGGTGTTTCTCTCGAAGCTGCTATGGAATTGGTCAAGAAACATGCGGGTGATTCTGAAAAGACATATGTTCAAAAAGCATATGATAAGAGTTTAAAGGGTTTTGGAAAGAAGCCAGTCAAGGTCGATGATAAAAAAGAAGATGATAAAATGGATGATGTTGATGAAGAATTGCAGATTGATATTGCGGACGATTCGACGGTTAAAGCGGACGAAAAAGTTGATAAACAAACTGCTCCGATTGGTAAAGATGGTTCCGCTCAATTGGGTGGTTCAATCGTTGACAAGATCGAGAAGATTGTTGACCGTTTGTTAAAGTCTAAAGCAGAGCCAACAACTGCACACTTAAAAACTGATAAGGATATGGAAAGTTCGGACAAGCTAACAACCAAACTGAAAGATACACCTGCGTTGAAAGGAAAAAAATAATATGGAACAAAAAAAAATATCAACGTTCGACGCCACGTTTAATAAGCACAGGAAATTGGTACTTGAGCACTTAAATACAAAAAAGAAACTTCTTAATGAAAATATAGAAGCGCAATTTATTACGAATGTTACAATAGATCCGAAGAAAATGGGGAAGGATGTCCCAGCACAGCATGACGTTGAAGTTAAAGTTGAAGTCCAAGGTGCATACGCCGACAACAGGTTTGATTATGAATACGGTAGTGAAAGAGGAACACATGACCCAGGTAGTGGGTTTGAAGTTGAGGGAATTAAAATTATTGCGCCGGAAGACATTTACGTGTTTGACGAAAACGGAAACCAAACAGCCCAGTTGTTATTTAAAGCGGGGGAAGAGATAAAAAAAGAATTTATTCTTCCTAAAGACTTAGAAAATATTTATGACGAAGGTGCCGATAAATTAAACGACGCGGCAGGGGATTATTGAGATCGATATTTAACTATCACAAAACCCCGCTTTTAGCGGGGTTTTTTATTACATTGACCTTGACGGCTACATTCTTTTTTGGTAAAGTGGCTATAAATGAAAAGTAAAGAAGACATCTCTGCCTTTATAAACGATTGTTATAAATTAAAACCAAGTAAGCTTATCATGAATGAGCTGAAGTGGAAGTATCTAATCCGAAGTGCTATGCGTGGAAAAAACACGTTGATCATAGGACCGGCTGGTCAAGGAAAGACGTTGTCGGTTCAATGTTTGGCAGAAGTTCTCAAAGATACACATCCATTTTTTTATATAAGTTTGGGCAGTACGCAAGACCCAAGGGCAACTTTAGTCGGAAACACCCATTTCTCAAAAGAATCTGGTACATATTTCCAACAGTCTCCGTTTGTAACCGCGATTACTACTCCAAACTCCATAATACTTTTAGATGAATTGAGCAGAGCACACCCAGACGCTGCCAATATCTTACTCACAGTTCTTGATTATAACCAAAGATATCTTAGATTAGACGAAAAGGATGGGTCGATTGTAAAAGTCGCGGACGGTGTTACTTTTTTTGCTACGGCTAATGTCGGAAATGAATACACTAATACTAGAGTAATGGACAGAGCGCTGCTTGATCGATTTACGGTGAAAATTGAAATGGACATGCTGACTAGTGAAGAAGAATTGACTATTATAAAAAACCAACATACATCGGCAGATATAGAAACTATGCAAAAAATTACCGAGATTGCAAGTATAACTCGCCAATATTTTAAAGATGGGAAAGTTAACAAGGGATTGTCAACTCGCAGTGTTGTTGAGATGGCAGAACTTACTTCGGACGGATTTACGCTTTCCGAGTTAGCGGATATGGTTATTTATCCTGAATATCCATCGGATGGCGATATTGACAGCGAACGAACTATGATTAAGCAAGTGGTTCAAAAATTTATAACCGACACAGTCGCTGTACCCGCAAATCTTGCACAACTTTCGTCCGATGAACAAGATATCGAACCTCCATTTTAATGAAAGATAAAGCAAAACATTCTAAGTTTTGGTTAGATGGAGATTTTTCTGTAACAGACACCAACCAAGATTTAGATTTAATAAAGTTGGCAGCATATAGAAGAGCTGTATCCAACTTTGTTTATATTCTTACAGGAAAAAATATTCCTGTTAAATTCACGGAAAAATTAACTTCGTTGACGGACGGCAAAGTAATTTACATCGGGGGGGAACTTTCCAAAGGCGAAGTTGATTCTACCGTCGGATTATCTTTGCACGAGGCAATGCATATTGTAAAATCGGATTTTACGACATTAAAAAATCTATGGCAAAAAATTCCTACGAGAATTTATACATTGACCGATGGTAAATTTTCAAAATCATTTGTTGCAGATTTTGTGAAGTATATGTTGAATGTTGTAGAGGATAGATATATTGATGCATATGCATGTGAAACGGCACCGGGCTACAAAGGATATTACGATGCTTTGTATGATAAATATTTCAATACTCCAAAGATAAACAAAGCATTAAAATCGGACGCATTAAGAAAATGCACACTCTTTGCATACAAATTTAGAATTGTAAATCTAGTAAATAAAAACTCCGACCCAGATGCATTGCCGGATTTAAGAAAGATAAGTGAAATGTTGGCGGTTGATTCTATACTTAGACTGGGAACGTTTATGGACAGATTTGAAACCACCATCGATGTGTGTGAAATTATTTTTCAAAATGTTGCTTCTAAGATGGAAGAGGACAGCAAGAAAAAAGAAAAATCGAAGAGTGACGAAAAGTCGGAATCTTCCGGTGAAAAAGATAATAGTTCGGGTAAAGAAGATTCTCTACGAAACGACCAATCGCCCACAGCCTCAAGCGATAATGAACAATCGACCAACGACGACCCCGCTGAGCATCCGAGTGAGGAGTCGTCCGACGACAAAGACGCAAAAGCAGAAGCGGATCTAAAATCCACCGTAGAAAAACAAGACGAATTTATAAATCGTCAAATAAAACAGAAGTCAATTGATTCGAAGTCGTTGAGAGCGTTAGAAGAGTTGGAAAAGAACGGTGTGGAAATAAAAACTGTGGGAATCGGACCACACTATTCAGTCGAATGTATTGTTGTGAAAAAAATGACCTCAGAGTTGATGAAGTCGGATGGATTTCCTTACAGCGGGATAAATAAATATACTATCGCTGCATTGACAAGCAACCACAGTGACTCGGTGCGAGAAGGTATGATGGCTGGAGCAATGCTCGGTGCAAAATTGCAAGTTCGAGGCGAGGTAAAAACATTAAAATATAATAAACAGATACAAGGTAAGTTTGATCGTCGAATGGTATATGGACTTGGGTTTGAGAAAGAAGATGTATTTTATCGAATGACGACGGACATATATAAAAATGCGCATGTACATGTGTCGGTTGACGCCTCTAGTTCTATGGAAGCAAATTGGAAAATTACAATGAAAACTTTGGTTGCAATTGCCAAAGCGGCGTCTACCACGAGTAATTTGGGGGTTACTATTTCGTTCCGCAGTGGCATCGAAAGAGAGAACAGTGAAAAACCATATGTTGTTATTGCATATGACAGCCGAGTTGATAAGCTTAGTAAAATAAATAACTTGTTTTCAAAAATTTTCCCATCGGGTACAACCCCCGAAGGATTGGCATTTGAAGCCATTCTTGATATGATAGAACCATCCACCCCAACGCTAGATAGTTATTTTGTAAACATATCCGACGGCGAGCCATATTTCCAACGTGGTAGATACAGCGGTGTGATTGCTGCGCTTCATACTCGTAAACAAATAAACACTATTCGTAAAATGGGAGTTTACGTAACTAGTTATTTTATAGGAGCCGAGAATCGACCAATGTTTGCTCTTGCAGGTCAATTTTCCAATAAAGACATTTTTACACAGATGTATGGCAATGACTCTCATTTCATAAATTTGGAAAATATGATGGATATTGCAAATACTTTAAATAAGAAGTTTCTGCAAAAAAAATAATAAAAGTACCAACTTTTTTTAAAAACTACTTGACTTTTTATATTCGTGTGGTAGAGTTTGGTCATAGTTAAAAAATAAACCTATGATCATCACCGAAGCAACATCATCCCCCGTAATCACGAGTATTGCCTCTGCGCCATCTCGTTTTAAGATCAAGGCGTCTGCAAAGGCGTTTAAAATCCTGTCTGGCTTCTATTCCGAGCCAATTCTGGCCATTCCACGTGAACTGGGTGCCAATGCATGGGACTCTCACGTAAAAGCCGGTAACACTGGTAGGATGTTTGAAGTTCATGCCCCAAACACACTCGAACCGTGGTTCTCTGTTCGTGACTTTGGTACTGGCCTTTCGGCAGCACACGTTGACACTATTTATACCACATATTTTGAGTCTACCAAGACCAACGATAACGACAGCGATGGTTGTATGGGCCTTGGTAGCAAGACCCCATTCAATTATACCGAGAATTTTACAGTTACTAGTTGGTTTGGCGGTGAAAAGAACGTATACAACTGCTTTATTGATGAGGCTGGCAGCCCGAACATCATGCATGTTAGCTCGTCCGCTTCTACCGAACACTCCGGTTTGGAAGTCAAGTTTGGAGTTAAGATATCAGATATTTCTATGTTTGTGGATAAGATTACACGCGCATTTGAACCTTTCCGCAACCGTCCCATCATCAAGGGGGCAAACATTGTTTACCCCGAACGAGTTTATTCATATAAGGGAAAAAACTGGGCGTGTCGGACATCGGCTCAATCGCCACATTCTTTTTCTGCAAAAAATTGCAACGCTATTATGGGCAACTACTGTTATCCAATTAGCACAACTGCTATCAGAAATGCGCTTTATCTTAGCAAGTCGAGCGAATCCAACTATAAGTTGGAAACATTGCTTACAAGCGGCGGGGTCGATTTATTTTTTAATATCGGCGATCTTGACGTTGCCCCAAACAAAGAGCAACTTCAATATGACGACAACAATAAGACCGTTGCTAGGATAATTGAAGCCATCGCCACTGCATATGAAGAATTGAAACAGACGGTACATTCTTCCGTTGAAATCCCAACAACGCGGTGGGAAGCTATGGCTATTTATCACAAATACAACGACGGTGATTCTGATCTAAAAAACCTTCAGTATGTTATTGGTGGAATTGACGTTAAGTTTAACGGTAATATCATAAACGGACGAGGTCAGAGCGTAAATTTTGTTCACTCCGAAACTAAGTGCCGTGATACCGTAGGGTTCCTTCCTCCATTCAAGTTTTTTTCCATCGATCTTATCAATGGAAAACACACAATCAGAAAGTGTCAGACATACTATCCGTCTGCCGATTTAAATCGGGAGTATGTTTTCTTTTTTACAGGAAAAGAAGCCGTGAAAAATTCTCGCATCTTACATTATATCAATTCTAAATACACGTTTGATAACGTACCGTCGTGCTTTGTTATATCCGATCAATCTGCCAATTTTGCAACGTTGAACGCGCATAAAAAATATTTTGGATGGAAGGATGAGTGGATGGTCGACGTTGACACGTTACCAAAAGTACCGTCTAAGCCACGCGAGAAACGTGAGACAATCACCAACAGTGTAATTACATATTCACTAACCGATCAATCGTGCCGCCGTGTAAAAGCTACAATTGATCCATCACAGACGTATTATTATATTGATTTAGTTAGAGAATCGCCTGATATGTGGAAAGGAAAACAGACATCCGGTGTTTTACAAGAAGTTTTTAAAATTTTCGTTGCAAACAAACTCAATAATAGTGTCGATGTGGTGTATGGCATCAATAAAACAAACAACCGTCTTCGTAAAGTAGGAACGTGGATCAACGTATTTGATGCAGTCAACGATCATATCCAACAAAATAAATCTGTTTATGCGAATGAATTGTTTAATAGTTCGTTGTACGACAATCTTCGTTTTTTAAACGGCGTGTATGATAAACTGAACCGCAACAGCTATATCATTCCCAATATAAAAAACCCGGCCACAAAATCTATGCTCACAAAGTTTTATAAACTCTACAACAACGCTGTGCATCGTTCCAGCCGCAGTATTGTATTTTATAATGTATTTGACATCGAAGCAGAAAAACCGAAAGATTTTGACTTTGACTTTTTAGAATTTTCCAAAACGTTGGAAACAAAATATATGGACATCTTTGAAATTGCCGGAGAATACAATTCTTTAAACGCATTGGCAAATATTATAAACTTTATTGACGAAAAATCATAAAATATAGTTGACAAACTATAAAACGTACATAATATATCACTTTGTTAAATAAAAATACCATGAAAAATAATATCCCATACGTCATCAAAACAAACGGTTCCGTCACACTTTTTCTAAAAGATGAGTGCTTGACTGTTGCTAACGACCATCCAAACTATAATAAGATAGTCGAGGCGCTAAAGAAAGGCGAGTTTGACATTATTGAAAATCTTGTCAACATCGCGAAAGCAGTAACGCAGTATGCCAGTGGACAAATTACCGTGCAAAACGGTCAAGTTTTCTATGGTTCATTCCCTCTGCACAATACCTTAACCAATCGTATCTTGTCGATGATGCACGAAGGATTCAAGTTTGATCACATGGTCAAATTTCTTGAGAATCTCATGCAAAATCCAAGTAATCGTGCGGTTAATGAAACCTATACATTCCTTGAGAATTATGGTCTTCCAATAACCGACGATGGTTGCTTCCTTGCATACAAGGCAGTTCGGAATGACTATATGGATATTTATAGTGGCAAGCTCGACAACCGTGTTGGCTGTGCTCCATCTATTCCACGTAACATGGTTGACGAAAATTACGAGCGTGATTGCTCCACTGGTCTGCATGTCGGCGCTCTTGATTACGTTGTTCAATATGGACACTTTGTCAAGGGTGCGGAAATTAACGTAAATGGCAATCGACTGCTTATTGTCAAGGTCAACCCAAAAGACGTTGTGAGCGTTCCAAAGTATGAAAATCACCCAAAGATGCGCGTAACCCAATATTTGGTTGTTTCCGAGATTAAAGACATCGTAAAAGAGCTAGATAAGGTTGTTTATACGAGCAATGCAGAAAATCTAGATCCAGACCGCACATATGACGAAACGAGTTGTGAAGAAGAGTCCGAGCATGATGAATCGCATGATGGTGACGGTGGCGTTGGTCCTTACGATGAAGGTTATGCGGTGGGCGAAAGTGATACACTAGATCACCGTTTGTATGGTTATAGTTTGGATACCGCCCGTGGCGGCGATTATGCGAGCGGATACGAGGATGGTTATTTTGGTGAAGAATACAATTCACCCGAATTTACTAAATCTGCGGAAGATGGGTCTCATGATAATTGTGGTGACAATCACAACTGCGATAATTGCAGTTGTGATTCCGATAAAGAAACCGACGCATCGCAACTGTCTAATGAGCAATATTTCACCGGCGAGTATCATACTGAAGATTCCGCCAAAGATTCACCTGCGGAAGAAGAATTCCGCGTTGGATTCTCGACTGGCCAACGTGATTTCGACCATGGACATGGGTTCGGTTTCTCGCTGAACAAATATTACAGTCAGAATTTCAAAGATGGATACCGCGACGGTTATAGTCGTGGTGAAGACGCCAGTCTCTAAACTTTAGTTGTATAACTAATAATCGCAGTAAACATTAAACATTAAACATTAATAAAATTATGTTAAAAAATAATAAAACAGAAAAGAGTCGCACAAATATCGAATGGCCAGAAAGCCATTTTACAATCGAGGATATTCAGGTAAAATATCCAGCCGCCATTAACATCACTCTGCGCTTCCGCGTAAAGAAAGCCGAAGAAGCAAAAGAGATCGTGCTGATCGGCAAGATCAAGCCAGCAATTGGTCGACCGCGTAAGGTGTATACCAAGGCCAACCCGTCCGAGGAAGTTCTAGCCGCTGCAACCGCTGCGGGTGTTATTTCCACAGATTCGCCGAGGGCCACGGTTGCTGTTGGCGACGTAAAAGCCTCTACTTCCGTCAAACAAACAACAGAAGTTGCTATCGACTCTACCAAGAGTCAAGTTATCAATCAAGCTGCTGTATAATTTGGTTGGATAAATGGTTATATTAAAACCGCCGAAGCGTAAAAACTTCGGCGGTTTTCTATTTATATATTATGAAACAAAAACCATTGCATTTCAAAAAAATTGACGTAAGGGAAGTTACATTTTTTAATTTTAAATTAGACGCTTCGACATATGCTTTATACGATTCTGACATGGGCGAGCCGGTTTCATACGGGTCATTGAATTTTGTCGGTGCAACTATTGCAAATTTACCAAAGAAATGCACGATATTTTATTTTGAATTAAGTCCGACGATGGGATGGAAATTAAAAAGATGTTATAGACCGGACAAAACTACCGCACCCGACGAAACCAAGAAGGATAGAATTGACAGTAAAAAAGAAGAATCCCAAGAAGACAAAAATAAATAACGGTTGATTCATAGATTAGTTGACATTTAATAAAACTGGTCTATTCTGTGCAAAATGAAACCTATTTTAGCAGTAATGATTGGCATTAGCGGCTCCGGAAAAACCACCTATGCCAATGGACTAAAGACATCTTTAAATGCTCAATTGATTGAGACTGATGCGATACGCCAAGAGTTGACGGGAGACGCCGGAGATCAAACACAAAACGGCAGGGTATTTGATGTTGCAAAACACCGCGTAGATAATTCTCTTTCTCAAGGAAAGAATACAATAATCGACGCCACAAGTCTTAGTGTAAAAGACCGTAAGGACTGGATCGAAATTGGAAAGGTAAATAATGCAGAGGTGCGAGCGTATTTTATTGATACGCCGGTTGATGTGGCAAAACAACAAAATTCACACAGAACTCGTAAAGTTCCAGAGTTTGTTATAGACAAACAAGCTAATAAACTGCATTCACCCACAAAGGCAGAGGGGTTCGACAGTGTTATTACCATATGAAATTTATGATTGTTCTTTGAACGGGTCTTGACAATCTACTGGACACTTGTAGTATATCAATATGTACCAATCAATATATTGCGACAGAAAAACAGGTATCGTACACTTGTGGGACGACGTACACTCATATACATCATTTAAGTTTAAGCCATACGCCTTCAAGAAGGCTAGAGATGGTAAGTATACATCTATTTACGGTGATAAGCTTGAGCGTGTTGAAAGATATAATCCTCGCGATCCAAACTTGTTTGAATCCGACGTTCCACTAGATACAAGAGTGTTGGTAGATGCATACGGAGAAAGTGATGAAATTAGCGTAAATCATCGTATTGCAGTCATAGATATCGAAGTTGATTCTGTCGGTGGTTATCCAAACATACAAGACCCACAAAAGAAAATCACCGCCATAGCGTTATATGATGCCAAGAATAATCGCTATTATTGCCTTGTTCTCGATGAAGACGGTAATGTGAGTAACGAGGAAAAAGATAATAGCAGTGTCATTGCATTTCGTACCGAACAAGATTTATTAATTGAATTCTTAAAAAAATGGCGAGAAATAAATCCTACTATTGCCAGCGGGTGGAATATTGACGGCTTCGACTTTCCATACTTGCACGCTCGTATGGTTGTAGCACTCGGTGAAGAAGCCGCGAGTGAACTGTCTCCTATAAATATTTGTTATTGGAATAAATATAAGAACAAGATGACGATTGCGGGTATAAACTGCTTAGATTACCTGCTGTTGTATAAGAAGTATAGCGGCAAGAGTCTTACCAATTATCGGCTCGACACCGTCGCAAAAGAAGAATTGAAGATCGGTAAAGTTGAATTCGAAGGTTCTATCGATAATTTGAAAAGGACCGATATTAAGAAGTTTATAGAATACAACTTACACGACGTTATTCTGGTCAAGAAAATGAACGACCAGTTGCAGTTTATCGAGCTTGCACAAAGCATTTGCCATGTTTGCCACACTGGATACGAAGAATTTAGCGTATCGTCTAAAATTCTTGAGGGCGCATTGCTCACATATCTTCGCAGAAAGAAGATGGTTGCTCCGAACAAGAAGATTGAGGTCGAAAAACCCGACGACGACAAACTGGACGGTGATGTTGGGTTTGAAGGTGCGTATGTAAAAGACCCTATACCCGGCCGCTATGATTGGATTTGCAGTGCGGACATCAATTCTCTGTATCCGTCCGTGATCATGAGTCTAAATATCAGCCCAGAAACCAAGGTTGCTGTTATCAAAGACTGGGATAGTGAGAAGCTTGTCAAGCATAGTTCCGACAAGATAATCTTTGATAACGAGCTGTATACTTACGAAGATTTCGCAAAGCTTATGGTGGAATACAATCTATCCGTGAGTGCCAACGGTGTTGTATATGACCAAAAGAAGGTCGGCTGTGTACCGGACATTCTAAAGAAATGGTTTTCCGAGCGTGTCGAGTTTAAGAACAAGATGAAAGAATGCTCGGATAAAGGCGACAAAGAAGGAACTACGTTTTGGAAACGACGCCAACAAGTACAGAAGATTTTGCTTAACTCACTCTACGGCGTGCTTGGATTGAGTATTTTTAGATTTTACGATTTGGATAACGCAGCTGCGGTTACACTTACTGGACAAGAGATCATCAAAACTAGCGCCAAGTATGTAAATAATAAGTTTAATAAGCGTTGCAATACAAAAGATAAGGATTATGTTGTTTACATTGACACGGATAGTTTATATTTGGACATAAAGTCCCTCGCCAATTACGAAAAAGTTGAAGACGTTAAGCCGTTTGCGATAAAAACGATTGGTGAAGTATCCGACGACCTAAACAACTTCTATAAAATAATGATGGTCAGGTTCTTCAACTCCACAGACAATCGTATCAAGATTGCATCTGACGTGGTGGCTAAATCGGCATTCTGGGTTGTCAAGAAACGCTACGCCATGTTCAAGGTATACAACATGGAGCTAAACAAAGACGTGGAAGAGATTGAAATCAAAGGCTTGGACGTTGTACGCTCTTCTTACCCAAAAAAGTTTAGAGATTTCATGAAGAGTGTGCTTACCGACATTTTAAAGGGTGTCCCAAACTCGGAAGTTAACAAAAAGGTGGTTGAATTCAAGAGTCAAATGGGAGAATTTGCATTGGAAGATATTGCTAAGAATACGTCGGTTAAGTTCATATCGGCTACTGAGGCTCAGACTAATTTTAATCCAACAGATCGAGAATTGTTTAATTTTGCTCACGGTTCTACAGCTCAATGCAAAGCTGCATTGGCATATAACGATATGCTTAAAAAGTTTGAATTGGCCGACACCGAGCCTATCATGCACGGTGGAAAGATCAAGTGGGTATATCTTAGAGAAAATCCATACGGTCTGGATGGCATGGCATTCAAGGATGATGGAAAAGATCCTGAGGTGATTATGAATTTTATCAATAAATATATAGACAGAAACCGAATTTGGAATTCTGAATTGGAAGGTAAGTTCAAAGACTTTTACGCCGCGCTACGTTGGAACATGTACAGTGAAAACTCCGAGACTATCGATGAGTTTTTTAATTTTAATTGACTATTGACATCGACGCCCTTTTTAATAATATACCACCATGAATAAATCAAGTCTAGTAAAGTTTATTGAGCTATACAACTTAAATGGAAACATTGAGCGAGTAAAGTTCGAATCCGACGGAAAGCATCTAAAAACCGGTATTGTTGCGGACGACCGTACAATGGCTGGTAACATAAAGTTCAACAACTTGAGTATTGAAAAAGGAGAGTATGGTGTGCACGACACTGCTCAATTAAAGAAAATGCTTGGGATTTTGGACGAAGAAATTGAAGTTGTTGTAAATAAGTTGGATGATGACCGAGCAATCAGCTTTGCGATATCAGATAAGAACACCGAGTCTATCATCACGTTGGCGGATATGTCCGTTATACCAAAGGTACCAGCTGTAAACTCCAATTGTAATTTTGATTTGGAAATCGAGTTAACCGAGTCTTTCATCGAACGGTTCGTCAAAGCCAAAAACGCACTTCCTGACGTTGCTGCTTTTACTCTTGGATTAAACAAGAAAGGCGACAAAGTTGAGCTTGTGATTGGCGACGGCGATGCAAATAACAATCGCATTCGTCTGGAAGTAACACCGTTGGCAGGAAAGGATAAACCCGCCAAGGAGGTTAGTTTCAGCGCAATGTTTTTCAAGGAAATACTGTTAAAGAATCGTGGGACGATTGGGTCTGTGCTAAAGGTAAATTCCGCAGGTCTGGCGAGTATCAACTTCAAGACTGACGAGTACGAAGCGAATTACTACTTAACCAAGGTCAACAAGTAAAATGAATTTTTTAATCGAAGACAACAATGAGCCGGAAGTTTCTACTCATAGCATTTGGACAGAACGATATAGACCATTCAAACTAGATGATTATGTTGGCAATGATACACTCAAAGCCAAAGTAAAGCAATATATTGAAACTAATGATCTACCACATTTGCTGTTATATGGTAGCGCGGGCACTGGCAAGACGACTCTTGCTAAACTTATTACAAACTCCATAAAGTGTGATATGCTTTATATCAACGCATCGGATGAAAATGGCATTGATACTGTTCGTGTCAAAATCAAGAACTTTGCTTGTAACATCGGGTTTAATCCACTAAAAGTCATCATTTTGGATGAAGCAGACTATTTCACTCCTGCCGGTCAAGCCGGATTGAGAAATACGATGGAAACATTTAGTGAGCACACGCGGTTCATCTTGACCTGTAATTACCATGAACGCATCATTGAACCAATCCAATCGCGCTGTCAAGCATTTGCTATTCATCCTCCGGCAAAGAAGGATGTCGCCGCTAATCTCGTTAATATTCTCAAGAAAGAAAACGTAAAGTTCGACAAAGACGGTGTGATATTGCTTGTCAATACACATTATCCAGATATTCGTGCTATCATCAATACCGCACAGCGCAACGTGGTTAATGGGGTACTGACACTGGCACGTGAGGATGTATTGGAGGGTGATATTAAAGCTAAGATAATTGAGATGCTAAAGGATTCCAACAAAAAACAAGCATTTACAAACATCCGCCAACTACTTGCCGATAACAGTGTAAAGAGCTTCGCTGACTTTTATACGGTATTATTTGAAAAGGTGAATGAATATGCACCCGACAATGTTGCCGACGTTATAATTATTATTGCTGATGGACAATTTCAAGATGTGTCCGTCGTGGATAAAGAAATCTGCTTTATGGCAACAATTATTAAACTCTTGAGAGCAATCAAATAAAAACATATGTATTCCGCAATATTACTAGACGAAAAATCTCAATTATCATTGTCTGCTTGGGCAGATAAAAACATCAAAGTGGATGCTGTCCGCCTTCCTATTTTAGTTCGAGACAATGGTTGGGAAATGGTGTGTCATCATATGACCATCAAATATCCCGGCACACCGGAGTTTGTTAAACAATATCTTGACACAGAACAGCACCTTGAGGTTACTCACGTTGGTATCAGTGATAAAGTAGTTGCTGTGCGTGTAGTTGGATTTCCAAGTGAAAACAAAATCCCACACATCACCGTTGCAGTTAATGTTCGTGGTGGAGGTAAGCCAGCTATGAGCAATATGATCAAAGATTGGGTAGCGGTCGAGAATGGTCCAAAACTTCGTGGTACGGTAAAAGAACTACAATGAAAGTGACTGACGCTATATTTTTCATAGACAATAAGACTGTGAGATTAGAGACAGATGATGGTAAGTTTTATCTCGGCTCTGACAAAAAGTTCTATGACATGCACCCGATCAATATAATGGCAGAAGAAATCAAGGGTGCTAAACTCAAAGAAATCAAAGCTGCTGCTAAAGCCGGTGGATATAAAAACAGCGACGAAGTGAAAAAGTGGTTATAAAAAGAAGTTTTTACTTTTTATATATACTTATATAGTATGCATATTAAGTTAAAATCCATTTTGGCCGAGTCAATGAACGAAATTGATTGGAAGTCTACCGATTTAAAAGATGTAGACCCATCAGCGCCAGAGAATAAGACTCGTTGCATGTCTGTACAAGCTGTTAAAGATTGGTTAAGTTCCGAGTTGGATAGATATGAATCCGGTGGCAAAGCTGCAAAAAATATGCCGAGACTTACAGGTACCACGGTTAGAGGGTTGGTTGTAAAAGACGAAAGTGGAACAAGGGAAGTAAAGATTGATCAATTTATAAGAATACTATCAACGCCACCGAAAACAATTTTTGACGTTGGTGAAAAATCTCTGCATACTGGAGATAAAAACACAATGACGATCAACACCGGAATACCCGCGTTGAGAGGAATTATTTGGGATCCAGAAGCTCGCGATTTTAAAATTATAAATACATGTCCATCGGCTGGTAGTTGTGCGGTTGATTGCTATGCTCTTCAGGGTTTTTATATCATGAATGATGGTAAGAACCTAAAACTTGCACAACGTCTTCAGTTGATATTGGAGAAACCATCTGAATATATCGAACAAGCATTCCGTGAAGCTAGACGCCTTGCTCAAGACGCAAAATGGGACAACAAGATTCTAGAAATACGTTGGAATGACGCTGGAGATTTTTTCAGTGATAGATATTTCCAATCCGCGATGGCAGTTACACGCCAATTACTAGAAGCGGGATTCCCAATAAAATCATACTTCTATACCAAGATGGGCAAATTCGTTGAACTTGGTCAACAAATGGGAATTGAAGTTACATACTCGTTGGGTGGTACCGATCAAGTTAAAGACGCTAAGAAAAAGTCGGTCATCGTACCATCGCCAGTATTCAGGAAATTTTTAACATCAACTAAAGGTAGAGGATTTGAAAAAGACCCAGTGTCGGGAAAAACAAAAATTACTCCCGAAGCAAAGGAGGGATTAAGACAAGCAGTATTTGATGCATACAAGAACGATCCTGAGTTCAAGGATTTGAATATTGATACAATAAAATATACAGACGAAATGCCTTCAAAAGAAGATGACGAAAGAAAATATAGTTGCATCATACTTCCCGGTGGCGACAGTGATAGACCAGCTCAAAGAAAAGACGTTAAACACGTATTTTTGTTGAAACATTAATTATATATTGACAAAAACATTTTTTAATCTATAGTTATAACCCGAAGTCCGCATTGTGCGGCTAGACATCTAACAAAAGGTTAAAAATATGAATATGCATAACGTAAGTATGCACGTCCAAGTAAATGGTCGTGCTTGCAAAGAATATACCCACAAGGGTATGAGCTTCATCGAAGCTCGCTCCGGTACTAATTATACCGTTAAAATAAAGAACGATAATCCATACAGAGTAATGGCTGTATTGTCGGTTGATGGATTGGACGTTGTAACTGGAAAACCGGCAGAAGAAACCAACACTGGATACATTATAGATGCTTATAGCAGCTTGGATGTAAAAGGCTATAGAATCAGCGATGATAACTCTGCCTCGTTTATATTCACAAGCAAAGGTAATAGCTATGTGCAGCAAACCAAGGGTAATGCCGCCAATGCAGGAGTTATTGGATTGCGAACATTCAAAGAAAAAGTTCCGTATTATTCTGGGTGGGTACTAGATTCGCGTGTGCCATATACAACTTTGGTCCCACCCACATACACAACGTCTGTTCCACTCACATACACAACTTCCGCGCCGTGTACATACACGGTTGGCAATGTAACAACTACGAATGGAACAATAACCGCTGCAAATAATTGTTCTAATTATTTTAACACCACTCTAGCATCGAACACAAGTCTGAATGCGCCATCTGGAATTTTACGTTCAATGAATGTTAGTTCCGACACAAGCACACCATTAAGTCATAAACAGTTTGATACTGGTACTGGTTGGGGAAGTAAGCTTGAAGATAAAGTTACAAGAGTAAGCTTTGAAAAAGGCGACATGCTTGTAGAAATAAGTGTGTATTATGCTAGTAAAGAAGCACTCATTGAAATGGGCGTAGATTTACAAAACACGCCCAAGATAGCAAAAGAGCCAGTTATGCCAAAAGCATTTGGAAATTATTGCACTCCGCCAAAAGGTTGGAATGGATAACAAAAAAGCCCGCCGAAAGGTGGGCTTTTTTGTTTTTATATATACTTATAGAATATGCATATATCTTTAAAGTCCTTGCTGACGGAGTATATAGATGAAGTATTGGTTGAACCAAAGAGAAAAGACCCTGTCGGAATTTCAACTCTTGTAAAACTTGGAAAAGGGGTCGATAATATAATAAATGTATACAATGCTGCTACACCCGAGGAAAAAGACTATTGGGGAAAATGGTATCATCATGCAAAAAAAGATGTAGAAGAATTAACTGAAAAATACATTGGCGAATTGCAAGGATTTGTAACCTCGGAAACCCCATTTGAAGTTATGGCGGCGATTGTCGCGGTTTTATCGCCCGGAAATAACTGGAAAGACAATTATATGGCGGCAGAGAGGATAATGAGCAATGCGCGACGAGTGAATGCATATCCAAAAAATGCATTCAAAGCAAATTTTATTAAACTAACTGGAGACACCAGTTTAGTAACGGGGCCAAAAGTTGAAGTGTTTTTTCAATCTTTATTGGACCCGAAATCTGTTGAAACACGGATGGTGTTAGATGGGCATGCCATAAACATATGGAGAGGCGAAAAATTACCCTTAAAAGGGTTAAAAACCCCCTCTAAAGAAGAGAGAATTGAAATGATAAATGCCTATCAAGAAGCTTCGACCAAGCTCAACGTACCCGTCCAAGCAATTCAAGCAGTTACTTGGTATATTTGGAAATATTCTTCAAATGATTTAAAACCTGCACCTGAAGTACCAAACATAGTACCAGACGCGCAAGTTCCTAAAAAATCTAGTTGACAATGGTCTGTGGCAGTATAAAGTGCTGTCGTGGACCGTAAACTAGCATCAATTCAAGTTATAAAGGAACTGTCTCCAATAAACGGGGCAGACGCTATTCTTTGCGCCAAGGTTCTTGGATGGGAATGCGTTGTAAAAAAGTCAGAGTTTCAAGTCGGGGACCGATGTGTCTATTTTGAAATCGATAGTGTTCTTCCTATTGCACAATGGAATGACCATCTACGCAAAGAAGAAGGTAAGAAACTACGAGTACGTACAATTCGTCTTCGTGGCCAATTGTCGCAAGGCTTGGCTATGCCACTGTCTATTATTCCGTTAGGTGAATATGAAGTGGGACAAGATGTTACACAGCTCGTTGGCGTTGAAAAATACGAGCCTATTGTGCCCGCTCACCTATCTGGCATGGCTAAAGGCAACTTTCCTGCATTTCTACATAAAACCGATGAAACTCGTTTACAATCTGAGCCAAGAGTACTTGACGAAGCTGTATCCAAGGGTCTTGTGCTCGTTGGCACACTCAAAATGGACGGTACAAGCTTTACTGCATACCGACGCGATGATGAGTTTGGTGTTTGTTCTCGCAACCTTGACTTAAAGGAAACGGAAGGTAATGCTCATTGGAGAATGGCGCGCAAGTTGAAACTTGAAGAAATTCTTCGTAACGAACCTCGTAATCTTTCTATTCAAGGAGAAATATGCGGCCCATCTATTCAAGCAAATCGTCTTGGTTTATCGGAATCTAAGTTGTATCTATTCAATCTATTTGATATAGACACTGGAAAATATCTTTCTCATAATGAACTTTCCGTTTTTGCAAAAAAGCATGGACTGAATGTGGTTCCAACCGTACATCGTCTTGATTTTGGCGGGGCTGTTGTTCCAATAGATACTAGTCATTTGCTTAATATTGCCAACAATCTAAACTATGACAATGGTACACCAGCCGAAGGCATTGTTTGGCGTTCTGCTTGTGAAATTTACAGCGACGTTCTTAAAGGTCGTATGAGTTTTAAGACAATATCGAATCGCTTCCTTGAGAAGTATAAAGAATAATATAGATGTATAAAATTTATGAAAATGCCAATTATATATAAAATGAAACCAGAGGAAATGCAATTTGCCAAAGATTATGCAACCTATGTTTACAACGAATCTAGAAAATCAAAACTCAACTCGTTTACAGTCAAGAAAGCAAATAAGTCTGAGGCTCTGGGTTGGGGTATTGTTGGATATGGCGCAGAAATCGCATGGTCGAAAATTTGTGGCGTGGAGTTCAAACACAACATGAATGAATTTCACGAAATACCGGACGACGGTATTCACGAAATTCGTTCTAGCGCCCACCCGTCCGGTGGATTAATTGTTAGAGAAAACGACTCGATAGATCGTAAATATATTTTTGCAAAGTTCAGTTCTAACAACGAGTATTATTTCTACGGTTGGATGTATGGTAAAGAAGTACGTCAGCCAAAATACTATTTCAATCCCAACAACTGGAATCCAGCGTGGCGAGTTAGTAAAGAACACCTACATCCCATAACAGAAAATGAAATTGACGCTTGCAAGAAAGCAAGAGCTGGAGCAACATTTCTATGAGTTATAAATTATTTCTTGACGACGAAAGAAATCCAACGCATGTAAAGTGGATAGAGATCCCACTCGGTCCTTGGGTTGTGGTTCGTAGTTATGATCATTTTGTTAAGTATATTACACAACATGGATTGCCAGATTTTATAACTTTTGATCATGACTTGGGCGCTGAACATTATGCACAAGGTGCCGCTGGCACAGCTCCAACATATGACAAATACAAAGAAAGAACAGGATTTCATTGCGCACAATGGCTAATAGAATATTGTATGGACAATAAATTGGATATACCGGAATATACAGTTCATTCAATGAATCCTATAGGAAGAGATAATATAAACGCAATTTTAACTTCATTTAAAAACCAAAATATATGACAAAGAAAAAATTAAAAATAGTTGATGTGGAAGATAAAAACGCGAGCATTGAAGATACAAATAATAAAAAAGAATACAACGATTCTATAGCATCAACTCTAGAATCTAGGTTACAAACTGCATTTTCAAATGATAAAATTAAAGTTTTATTGATCACGGATCGTATATATGATCCAAACACATTCGAGGTATCGCAGGGAATTAAACTTGATGTGAATGGTGTAGAAGTAAAGATGAAATGGAGTGTTGAAATTGCAAATCAACATAAAAAAGTAACGGGTATATCGTCCGAAGATATTATTTATAATGCCACGGTTGGTGTTTTGACTGGTTGGGGTACTTGTCGCATGACAATCGTAAAGTAATTTTGGCACAAGTTAACATCTAGTGCCAACTACGACACACTAAGTAAATGTGTTGGTATCCAGTAAAATCTGGGACCGTTGACGCCATTGGTTATCATGTAATAAAGCCCACGAGGTTAACGCTTCGTGGGCTTTTTATATTTAAGTATGAATAATTTGTGATTCTGGCTAATATATACGATATTTATCTTTAAAATGCACATTAAAAAATACATATCATTCTTACTGATATCACTTTGCACCGTAGTTGTATACGGCAGCGACATGGTATATTCTTTTAAATCTTCGTCGTTTAATGGTGCTAATTTTTCAAATACTGCGATGACAGTCGAAAACTTAGCAAGAACTCGAAAACAAGCAATAAAAGAAACTATCAAGTCGGAAGCCGAACAAACTAAGATACAAGAGTCAAACACCCCCCTAAACACGTTTATAAACAATCTTCAAGCTAGAATATACTCGCAACTAGCATCGCAAGTAACAGACCAGATATTCAATTCTTCTGGCGCAACGTTTGGTGTAATTAACTTACAGGGCGGATCCACAGTTACTTGGCAGAGAAATGGCGAGTTTGCTACGTTATATATCGTAGATCCTGCAAGCGGAAGAACAACTCAAATAACCGTCCCAGTCGGTTCATTATCACCTATACCACAGGGATGAAAATATATGCTATCACGGTTATATTATTATCTTTATTGTTTGGCGGCTGTGCTTCTGTAACAAAAACGCCCAGTATACTGGATGTACCAAGGAGTCAACATTCTCCGTTGGAAAAAGAATTGATGGCATTGCCGTCGCCTGATGGACCAAAGATAACAATTGCTGTGTACTCGTATACAGATAAAACCGGTCAAAGAAAAATCATTGATAATTATGCATCATTTTCGTCGGCAGTAACACAAGGAGCAGAAAGCTGGTTGATTGATTCATTGCGAACCGCCGGTGGAGGATCGTGGTTTCAAGTGTTAGAGCGAGCAAATCTGGATAATATAATAAAAGAAAGGCAGTTGATTAGTCAGACACGGGAAACTTTTCAAGGTAGGAATGCAGAAAAACTCACGCCTATGCTATTTGCCGGTATAATAGCTGAAGGCGGGATCATTGGATATGATTCTAACATCCTGACAGGTGGCGCGGGGGCAAGTGTGCTCGGTATATCGTCCAGCGCACAGTATAGAAAAGATGTTGTGACCGTATCTTTAAGATTTGTAAGTGTTCAAACGGGGGAAGTGTTACTTAGTACCGCCGTAACAAAAACAATTTCCAGTGTAGCAGTGTCAGGTAATCTATTCAGATTCTATGAGCATGGAACGTTGCCTATAGAATCGGAATTGGGTTTAACCGCAAACGAGCCAAACACCATTGCGGTTAGAAGCGCCATAGACAAAGCGGTTATTGATATAATACAACAAGGTGAAAAGATGAAGCTCTGGAGATTCAACCCTTAAAAATAAATAAAATGAAAAAAATACTAACACTAATGTTTATATTCTTTGGATTGACCGCATACGGTCAAAATCAAATATACGTAAATCAAATAACCACCGCTGGAAGCACAACGTTGATACAAGTCGGAAGTCTCAATAAAATTGGGGTCTCCAGTGGAACACCCTCGGACATAACGGGAGATAACATCTTATTTGAAATGCGGCAGATGGGCAATAATAATACCACGGACTTCTCTATTACCGGAGCGGACAACTTGAAACTATTATCGGTCGCAACAGGTAACAGTAATATACAAAAATACTATTTGAATGGAGCAAGCAATAACATGAACATTGCTTTGACCGGTGACAGTAATAGTGTGTTGTTTAACAAAGACACGACCGTTGATCATACATCTAATACCGATGAGAGCAAAGCGACTATGGCTAACTCTGACGTAATATTAGATGTTACTGGTAACTCTAATGTATTGAAGTTTGGTATCAAAGATGCCGACTATAACTACATTGATTATAGTATCACTGGTAATTCCAATACTGTCAAATCAACTCAAATCGGATCAACGGGTGGAGTTGCTGCTAAAGATGGTCACGAACAGAAAGTCACCATCCAAGGAAGCACAAACGATCTAACGGTATACCAGTCGGGTGTAGAAAAACAAACATTCCAATATAGTTTGGTAGGAAGTGGAAACACGGTTCGCATAGTGCAAACTACAAGCGGCGCTGCTCCTGTGATGACAACTGGCGGAACAACTGGCCCAACGGGTCCAGCCGATCCTACTACTAGTATCGCTCCGCCAAATCCATAAGGAATGGTTCAAAAAGTTATACTGATATTAGTTGGGGTATTATTTTGCTCCAACTTATTCGGTGCTGCCGGTAAAATTACCGAGGTGACTGGTCCTACTCAAGTGACAAGAGACTACGATAAAATTGACGGTAAACTTGATGTCGAAATAGAAATGGAAGATACTATCGAGACTTTAAGATCTCGTGTAGGTATTACGTTCGTAGACGGCACCAGAGTTCAATGCACCGAATTCAGTAAATTGGTTATAGATACGTTTGTATATGATCCAGCGAGTGGCAAAGGTAAATTGGGGTTGAAAGCCTCACTCGGAACGATTAGATACGCGTCCGGACTTATAGCAAAAAATAATAGAGACGAAGTAAAAATCAACACCCCTACGGCGTCGGTGGCCGTGCGTGGGACCGACTTTTCCTTGACCGTAGACGAGCTTGGTAGAAGTTTGATAATTCTACTACCATCACTTGCGCAATATGGCCCACCGGTCGTGGGAAGTATACAAGTTACAAACGGGCTTGGGACGGTGGTGTTAACAAAAGCATATCAGGCCACATTAGTCGCATCGTCAAATGTAGTACCGTCTGCACCGGTACTTCTTAATTTCGACGACGAAACAAAAGTTAACAATATGTTGATACTAGATACGCCAAAATCGGTAACACAGGCAGCAAAAGAAGCTAAAAAAGCCCCCGTACAAGTAAGTAAAGAAGACGACGGATCATCAAATAAAAAATCGGCATCTGCTAAAGTAGATGCAAAAGGTAATTCAACTGCCGTATCAAACCAGTCGACATCTGTAGCACAGGTGGAAAATTCTTCAGAAAGCAGCACGTCATCCGAAGAAGCATCGGTGGCGGAAGTTCAAACGGAAGAAGCTTCAAGTTCATTGTCGGTTGAATTGGCGTCCGTTACTCTTGATATCAGTAAACTACAACCTGAAACCGGTATTGCGATTATAGATGCATTGTTGAAACAATCTATACCTACTGCACTACAAACTGCGGCCACCCGAGCGATCACCATGGGAACTGTTATTACAAACGGCGGATTTACTACGGACGGCATAAGTGCGATTTTAAATATAAGCACTGGAAAAGGTACGATTTTTTATAAAGTAAAGGTGGATACAAATGCTACATTCTCTGTAACGGATCAAAATGGTACTGAAGATTATCTATTGAATTTCGGATCAAAACTGAAAGTAAACATTACTCAAAGATGAAATCTTATCTATTAAAATTATTTGCCGTGGGCGCAATTATATTGGTTTCTATAATAACATTGCGAATAGTAGATCCATACCCAATAGAAGTAATACGATTGAAAGGGTTGGATTATTATCAACGATCACAACCAAAAGTTAAAAGTGAAAATGTGGTTGTAATTGAAATAGACGAGAAAAGTTTGGAAGAAAAAGGTCAATGGCCATGGCCAAGAACAGAGTTGGCCGACGGTATAAAGAAAGCATTTGAAAACGAGGCTGCGCTTGTCGTTCTTCCTATTATTTTCGCTGAAAAAGATAGAATGGGCGGAGACCCAGAATTCATCGACATTCTGCAAAAAGTTCCTGTTATCACGTCGCAATCTGCATCTGTAAAAGGCAAAGGAGTTCCTGTTCCAAGAGGACTAGCAAGTGTTGGAGGTCAATCTGACGGTTGGTTATATGATTATCCGAATGCAATCGGTCCAGTTAAAGAAATCGGAGAGTCGTCTGCCGGTGTGGGCATGTTATTAACAGCGCCGGAACTGGATGGGGTGGTGAGACGATTACCTTTAATTATACAAGTTAAAAAAGAAACATATCCAACCCTGCCGTTAGAAATTCTACGAGTCTTTGGTGGAGAACCCAGCTATCAAGCGAAAATAAATGACGCCGGAATACAAGCGGTTCGAGTAAAAGGTACACCGCCGATAAACACCGATGCAAACGGCAGAGTGTGGGTCAATTTTAAATACAAATTTGAGAGTATTTCATACACCGACGCAGATTGGTCTAAAGCAAGTGGGAAGATTGTTGTGATGGCATTAACGGCTGAAGGATTGGCGAACACAGTAGCAACGCCGGTTGGAATATCTCAAGGATATGAAGTTAGTATGCAAACTTTGCAGATGTTGGTAGATGGAAACAGACTGGAAAGAAAAGCCGAGTTTGATTTGTATGAACTAATCGTTGGTGCAACCTTTGGAATACTTTTAATTTTAGCCGCTGCATATCTCGGATATGTTTACAACGGAGTATTGGTAACTGCGCTGTTGTGCGTACCAACCGCAGTTGGATTTTATGTTTTCAACAAACATGGTTACTTATTGGATTATACTTGGCCAACACTTGCTTTGTTTTTACCGTGGGTAGGAGCAATATTCATGAGATTTGTGATGGAATATAAACTTAAGATGCAAATCAAGAAGCAGTTCGGTACATATCTCGCCCCAGCAATGGTGGAAAAGTTGCAGAAGAATCCAAATTTATTACAATTGGGAGGGGAATCTAAAGAATTAACTATATTATTTTCCGATATAAGAGGGTATACCGCGTTATCTGAACATTTTGGAAAAGACGTGCAAGGATTAACGTCGCTCATCAATCTTTATATGGATGCTATGTTGCCCATAGTAATGAAAAATGAAGGTACCGTTGGAAAACTTATCGGAGACGCCGTGATGGCGTGGTGGTCGGCACCAATTCATGTCGAAGATCAAGCAACACTTGCAATAAAAACTGCGCGTGAAATGAATATTGCATTAACTCAACTCAACGCGGAATTGAAAGCAAAAGGAATTCCAACTCTTTCAATTGGTATAGGAATAAATACCGGAGAGGTTGTTGTTGGAAATATGGGATCGAAAGAGCGGTTTAGTTATGATATACTTGGAGACGCGGTGAATCTTGCGTCGCGACTAGAAGGCCAAACTAAAACATACGGCGTGTTGATTATTTTGGGAGAAAATACTGTAGAAAAATACAAAAAAGAACAAAACGGTGTAAAAATTACGAATATAACTGAGTTAGATTGGATTGCCGTCAAAGGTAAAAAAGAAGGCGTGAAAATTTATACCGTACTTGAAAACCAAGGAATGCCCTTCCCAAGTGCAGTTTTTTCGGTACATTCCGAGTTTTTGAATCAATACAGAATGCAAAATTGGGATAAAGCAATTAGCACAGCAGAAGTGTTAATGAAACATAATAAAGAACTTATACACTATTATGAGATGATGATAGAAAGAATCGGAGAGCTTAGAAAGAGTAATCTTCCCCCAGATTGGGACGGCGTTTTTAGAGCAACTTCCAAATAATTCATCGTTTTTAACAAGAAAAGTGAAAAAATATTACTTTTTTAATAAAAAAGTGTTTGACATTTGATTTTTTTCATATCATCGTTGTATTTATTAAATAACAAAGCATCATTTCTATGAACAGCGTAGCACATAAATCACAAAATTCGAACTCCTATTGGAGCTTGTGCTTTATTGCGCAACCGACACTAGGAGCCAATGAAGGTCGTGATACGAAAGGTGTGGCATAAGGAGATTATAAAAAGTCTAACCTAAATTGCCCCACCTTCCTAAAAAGAGGTGGGTTTTTTATTTTAGGATATTTGATAAAAAAAGTTTGACAAATAAAAAAAAGTAAGTAGAGTCGAGGAAGTATCAATTTCAAGTTTTTTCACAGTACAATTTAGATGGGTAAAAATGCACCCCGAAGCACTAAAATAGCCACCGGCGCGATAGCGACCGTTTTGTGGGAATCAATATCAACAGAGATAGTTTATCTGTTGTGAGGCCGAAGTGACATGTTATTTTTAGTATAAAGTTGGAGAAAGGCGCAATATTACCTACGGATCGTAGGATGAGCGCTTTTCTCCAAATATTTTACAGTCGTTATTGTTAGTTGCGACTATAAATAAAAACTATCATGGTGCTGTTCCTATAGCGGCGAATAGCTCTGGCTCTTAACCAGATATACAAACAACGTGGGTTCGAGTCCCATCGGCACCACCAAGTTTAAAAAAAGTAAATAAAAATGAAGTTTTGTTAGATACGAAACATATTTATAAACATACATTATAATTTATGGAAGATAAAGATATACTCATGGAGTTCTTAAGAGGCGGATGGATTGTTGCTCTACTTGGGGCACTGGGCATGTTGGCAAGAACTTTCATGGATGGTGTAAAACGTACTTGCACCGAACAAATCAAACGAATCATCGCTGCTGCGATATGTTCAACAATAGCATGGTTTATTTTAGAACAAGTTGAAGTAAGTAGCTTGACAAAAGCAATCAGTTATGGCATAACTGGTGTGATAAGTCCAGAAATCCTTCAAGGTTTAACACTTCTTTCAAAGAAGTTTGCTAAGAAACCAGAAGATTTCTTGAATAAAAAATAATTTTGCATCGGTAGCTCAGTTGGTAGAGTACGATTTTTCCAAATTCGATGTCGCAGGTTCGAACCCTGTCCGATGCTCCAAATCAAACTTAAATAATTAAGTTCAAATAGCGTTTTGCGCTCCATATTAACTATTTATTAGTATGAATATGATACAATGTAAATGCGAAGAGTGTGGGATAGACTTTAATAAATCAAAGTCCGAGGTGAATAGGTCAAAGACAGGAATACACTATTGTACAAATATTTGTCAAGTATCTTCGTTAAAAAAGAAAAACGAAATAAAATATATTGAAAAACAAAATGCATATAGGAATAATCCAAATCTATGTAAATACTGTGGAGATTCCATGGCGTACAACAAAAAAGACAACAAGTTTTGTTCCACCGCTTGTGCAGCAACATTCAATCAACAAGATGGCGGGCACAGACATTGGACGGATAATGAGAAAAAGATGCAATCAATTTTATCAAAAACAAATCCTTGGTTCAACGGCGAAAAAAAATTAAAACCCGTGCTATGTAAAGGGTGTGGAAATAAATTTCAACCTGTGACATCTAGGAGAAAATTTTGTTCGCATAAATGTTCCAATACCAAGAGAGATTTGTCAAGAAATGGAGGTTTCCGAGAAAAAGGAGGTAGAGGTAAACAAGGTTGGTATAAAGGATTCTATTGTCAGAGTTCTTGGGAACTGGCGTGGGTTATTTATGCTTTAGACCACGATATAAAATTCAAAAGAAACACCGAAGGATTTGAATATGAATTCGAAACACAGACGCATAAATACTACCCCGATTTCATAGTTGGGGATAAATCTTACGTCGAAGTCAAAGGGTACAACTCAAAACAATGGGCGGCTAAACATGCACAATTTAAACACAATTTAGAAATCATCGACAGAAAAAAGATAAAGCCGTATCTTGATTATGCAATTCAAAAATATGGGAAAGATTTTATCAAAGTATATGAATAATTTTGCAAACGCCACGTCATTGGCGAAATTGAGGTTGACTCAAATGACAATTTTTTGGACCGAAACTGATCTTAACACTTACGGGTGTTAATACGTTGAACATTCAACATGACGCTAAAGCATGGAACAGAATGTCGATAGGTTTGATTCCTATACGGTTCACTATTTTATGGGCGCGTCGCATAGCGGCTATTGCAGGAGACTGTAAATCTCCCCTCTTCGGATAACCCTTGGTTCGAGTCCAAGCGTGCCCACCATTTTAGTACATAGAAGGATGGCTGAGTGGCTTAAAGCAGGAGTTTACTAAACTCCCGAAGCGAAAGCTTCCGTGGGTTCGAATCCCTCTCCTTCTACCAAATTATTAGATGTTTTTGTTATTATATGTATATTTATATAAAATACACAATATATGACAAACGAAGATCTAAAGAAACTAATAGCTGAATGCGTTCAAGAAGTCGTTCAAGAACACGAAATGGATGAAGGTTGGGGATCCGATATGTGGAAAGGCATCAAGAAAACGTTTGCACCAGAAAGTCCAGACAGTGGTAAATCCCACTACGACAGATTTGCTCAAACACATGACAAGGGTGTAAAATATAAGAAAGCGTTTGATCCAAAAAATCCAGGCGTTGGCGGTGGTAAGCAATCTAAGATGCGGGCCGGTGCTAGACAAAAAGTTCAAAAGATCAAAGTTGATTTTGAAAACAAGATGAAAAAAGCAATGCGAGATGCTTTCATTGAAGCAGAAGCAGTTGGTATCGACAGAGCCGCTACCAAGAAAATATTTATGTCTAGTATTATGGCGATCTCGAATCAATATAAAAGACTAGAAGAAGAAAACAAAGAATAAGATTTTGTTTACAATTTAAAAACAAAAGCGAAGATTAAATTCTTCGCTTTTTTTATGCCGGATAAACATAAGTGGTGATGTGCAACTCTTGTAAAGTTGAAAAACGAGTTCGACTCTCGTATCTGGCTCCAGAATATGGCGATGTAGCTCAATGTATAGAGCGACTGTCTTCGAAACAGCAGGTTGTAGGTTAGAGTCCTACCATCGCCACCAATTTATATGCAGTAGTAGTTCAATGGTAGAATGCTTCGTTGCCAACGAAGAGGTCTGCGGGTTCGAGTCCCGCCTACTGCACCAGTTTCGTATGTAGTTCAGAGGTAGACCAGTGCTCACTATGATGGTAAATGACACCGCAAAAGTGTGATAAAGCACGTGCCGTTGGTTCGAATCCAACCATGCGAATCAATTTTACATATATAGTTACGACAATTGGCAGACGTTATGAGGCTATAGACTCAAAAGTTTGGGTTCA